ATGATGGCGGCCTCGGAAGTTCGCAACCATAGGCATAAGACGGCTATGAGGCGAAATGCACTCTCGCGCCCTGTTGGGGGCGCGATCAAAGATCGTATTCTCAAGCCGGAAAAATCATTCTTCGACTATGGTTGTGGTTTTGGATCTGACATAGAGATTTTGAAATCTAGTGGATTTACTCCAAACGGGTGGGATCCCTTTTACTTTCCCAATAACAAAAAGGCTTCTGCTGACATTGTAAACCTTGGCTTTGTTTTGAACGTCATTGAGGACCCCACCGAGCGCACCGAAGTTCTTAAAGAAGCTTTTGATTTGGCAAAAGAATGCTTGATTGCCTCTGTCCGAATCGACTCTGCTTTCTTTGAAGATAGGTTTGGCGATGGAGCAATTACCAAAGATGGGGCATTTCAAAAGATTTATTCGCAAGCTGAGTTTCGGGCTTTTGTTGAATCCAATTTAGGAAAGAAAATCTATTTTACGGAACCGGGGATTGGATATGTCTTCAAGTCGGATACCCTAGAGCACGAATTTAAATCAGGGCGCTACTTGAATCGCCTTGCCAATCACGACGAGGCAATCCTTAAGAAGATTCATGAGGCCATTGATGCTGAGAAAATCGCTCGCTTGATCGAGGACCTGGGGCGAATTCCAGGCCCTGGTGAGATTTCAGAGCTGGCATTTTTAGGAAAAAGAAAATTCAAAGATTTTATTGAGTCGACGGTTTTACCATCAATCGACAAAGACCTATTTGAATCAAGTCGTGAGAGAATCAGGCAAGATATTCTACAGGCACTTGCAATGACTCGTATTGAAAACCGAGCCTTTTTACCTCAGAGGGACCTATCTCTTGAGTTCCAACATACCCTGAAGGAAATGTTTGGTGAATATCGAGAGGCTTGTCGACTTTCTGAAGAAATGCTCTTCCGCTTAGGTAAAGAGGGTGAAGTCTTAAAAGCTGCCAAGGCTTCCGTTGTCGGTAAGCTACTCCCCGAAGACCTTTATATTCATCGAAGTGCGGTTGAATATATCCCAGGACTTTTGAAACTCATGCTCTCTCTTGGCGAAAGTATTGTTGGAAGGATCAATTCCGATTTGATCAAATTCAGTCTTCACGGAAAGAGCATGAGCTTTCTTTTCTACGGCAATTTTGATGAGGATCCTCATCCTGCACTTCAAGGAAGCATTCGCGTGGACTTTCGCACTGGAAAAAACCAAGCACGAGATTATTCAAAATCTGAAAACCCTCCCGTTTTGCATCGGAAGGATACCTTCGTGCTCCCATCCTATGAACGCTTTGAAGAATTCAAAAAGCTCACCCGGCAAGAGGAAGCAGCAGGTTTACTTGGTGGTTCAGGCATTGGTTTTCGCAAGCAGTGGGAAGAATTGTTGCAGCAGTCGGGTTATAGGCTCGACGGACACACTCTAAAGGCGATATCTTCGTAACAGAAACAAGTGAGGATGCAGTTGAGTAAAGAAAATAAACGAGAGCGATCCACAAAGACTTTTCTCGGAATGCCAATGCGATGGAAGCGGGAGCAGATGTTTAAGAATTTTTGGAATTCTGACGATGATCGACTTTTTCCACCAAAATATTTTGGAATTGGCTGGGACTTAAACTTTCATGCTGTGTTTAAGAAAGCTGGGTTAATCAAAACCACTCCTTCTAAATCTGAATAACCTCCGAGTTTCTGAGGGCCTCATTAGACCCCCAAAAACTGGTCGATTACATATACGCGGGTTTAAAAAAATCATACTCAGATCGATTTCTAAATGGCTGTGACGTCGCATAGATCATAGTGCTTTCGATAAAGGCATGGCCAAGTTGATTTTGAATCATGATCAGACTGGCACCACGATTGAGAAGATTGGTGGCTAGAGAGTGCCGAAGCAAATGTGGATACACTCTCCGCCCAATTCTTGCCCTAAGTGCCAACGTGCGAATCATTTTTCGAACGTCGCCTGGGGCAAGGGGATTGTTTTTTACGATGGTCGAAAATAAAAAATCATTTCTTTGTCTAGGATATTGCCTAAGATAATCAATCAGTGTTCTCGTGCATTCAGGCGAAATATTAACGATGCGATCCCTTTTGTTTTTACCTCCCAAGATTCTTATATGATTAGAACCCAAATCAATATCATCGACTCTCAGACCACAAAGTTCTCTGTTGCGAATTCCAGAATAGGAAAGCAAGCAAATCACCGATTGTTCTCGGATATTTTTTGTAATTTGAATCAGTCTTGAAACCTCCGATTCCGAGAGGATGTCCTTAACGATTCTTCTTGGTTTGCGAGGCCGACCAATTCTGATTTCAACACCCTTGAGACTCGCATAATGTTCAATGGCGATACTTGTATTTACGATATGACTATAGCTGTATTGCTTTTCATGCATCCACAGAATGTGTTCATTGATCTGCCGTTTTCTCGGTGACAACTGCCCGATTCGTCTTAGGACAATCCGAATGCACCGACTGTACCCATCTACTGTTATCTTCGAGAGCCCTCGCTCCACGACGAGATATTCCTCAAATTTTCTAATATGGTTTTCCATGTCTCGATTCCTCCTTTATTTTGGTTGAAGCCTCTGAAAGAGGGGCTACCTAAAAAAAGAGGATAGAAGTGATCGACGAGAAAAATTCGAGAGGCTGGTCTCGCGGGGAATTCGAAAGAAGAGCAGAGAATATAAATTAAATCAAAAGTGGTTCATCAAACACACATCTGGCAGTCCAAAAATTAATCCGAGTGAGGCACCCGTATTTCCTCATACGACGTTTTAAACGGTTTTTCAATAATATTCGGGCCTCGAAATTTTATGAAGGAGTCTTTTACTACAGCGTATTAAATGGCTGCAAAAACTTATTTAATCACAAATTTAGTTTGAAGAACTTTGGCAATAGTCAAGAGAAGCTCCAGAGAAGGCCGCCCCCTTTGTTGCTCAAGGGACTGAAGAGTCGATGGCTCAATGTTCAGAGATTCGGCCAACTGTTCTTGGGTTAATTGCATGGCCCGCCGCCTCTTTCTGATTTTTTGGGCGATAGCGGCCACATCTTGTTTAACGGCGTCCCTATATTCTCTCGGCACTCGATCAAGTCTTCTATTTTTACTGGCGTTCTTCATCCTCCTATTGAATAAGGGGCTGGTTTTGTTTAACACTGGGGGAAACTACGAGTAGTATTAAAACTGTTAGTTTGGCCTATATTGAGTTGAAGTCACTAAACTCATGAAGCACAGCATCTCAGACTTCTTGGTGGGTGGAGTTATGAAGAACAATCATTTTGAAACATTGAGCAAGTATCTACATGAAAAAAGGGTCGCCAAGGAGATTACTCAGGGCAGTCTTGCCAGGGTGTTAGGCTATGCCTCCCCGCAGTTCATCTCCAATTGGGAGCGAGGATTGGCGAAGCCGCCCTTAAGCACTCTCAAGAAAATGATTAAAATTTTGGATCTCGACGTGGATGAACTCTTAACTCTTTTGATGAAAATAGAAGAGAAGCGCCTTCGAGAAATTATCTGTGGAGAAGCAAAAACCTCAACCCACAAAAAAAGAAGAACGAAAGGCAGCGGCTAGGAGGCTCTCATGCGTTCATACGAAGACTGGTTTAAAGAATTCATATCTGGAAAGACCGAAATTCCCACATCAGGATTGTCCGACAATCTCTCGGTGCATACGATACGAAGATTTTTAGAGGGGAAAAACAAAGTATGGAAAATTGCATTTACATTTACAGGAAGGCTTGTCGTTCGCTCCGGCGAAATCGGTGCTGACGGCATCACCATTGAATGGGGTCAGTGGAACACTTTGCACGATGTCGAGGTGCCAAAGGCTCAAAGGTGATCCTAAAGAGAGGGGCTCAGTTTCACTCGCCACTTTTCCAACCATTGATCGGCAAAATAGTTTTTGGTATGCAACCGAAAATACTTTGAATCGTCTTAGTTAAAATCTTCCGTCTTAACTGGAGATAAGTTTCCCCAACAAAAGCAAATCGAACCTTTGCCAGAGTCGGTTGGCTTCAAATTTTGAACTTCAGTTTTCAATTTATTTAGAGAGTCTGATTTGCTTTCGATCTCTCGGAACATCGCCGCCTTCATCAACTCAAAATCGGTATAAACTCGGCTAGGATCGTTTGAAGGATGGCTCTCAATAATTCCGAACTCAATGCCGTCCTCCGTAAAATCAAATGCCCATTGCATACTGCTAGTTTTCACGGGAAGTCTCAGCAGCGGCGGCCTCGGCTTCGCGTTTAGCCTTTGCCTCTCGGTCGAGTTCGCGGTTGTGCTCTTCGTAGCAAGGGAAGCAAACGCTATCGAGAATCGATTCGGGGCCGCTTAACTCTTCTTCCAACTCAAACTCTTGATCGCAAATGTCGCAAATTTTTTTAACCATATTTGAAGTCTCCTTTCTTGAAGTGACGGACACATAGCTCCGGTGCGGCGTGATCGCAAGTCGATTTAATACAACGTAGTAAAACCCTATTTGAAAAAAATGCGGCGCGGATTTGAAAGGGGGATGCCACCGGATAAAACGAAAATTTTCCCCATTTTCCGTGATAGGGGCGGGGGTGCATCCCTTTGATTTCTCTACAGAAGGCCCACTGAGGCTCGCCTCGTGCGTCTACTCGCCAACCTCGCGCCCGATAGTCGCCACGATCCGCGCACTTACCTTGCTCCACTGCGGGACTCTTTCATCTCGAAGCTATACGCATACTTAGTCTTAGGCTTGATGATGTCCGCAAATAGGTAAAAGCGGACGTACTACTTGCGCGACACCTTTGAGGAATCTGTGACGACTCTGTCGTTATGCCCTGAGCTGACCACCGAGTAGTCGATCTCTATTGGGACTTTTTTCGGGCTGCTCCAGAAAAAGACTCTCCCGGATAGGACGCCAGGTAACCCAACCTAACCCCTGTCCACGCAGCCTTCAACTCTAACACCCAAGTCTTAGCTACCTTAACCAACTGTAAAGGCTGACCTATTTACCCACTTTAATACGCCAGGCATTTTAGTTTTAATCCCTAACCATAGTGTTGGTGTTAGCCCTGTCTTCCCCTATGAGCAGCGGTTACCGAGCGTTTTCTATCCGAACCAATATGGTCTTAACTCTAAACCTATTTAAGATTCTGGCAGATACCCAGACGTTCGGCCCGTTAGTATGCAGCAGCGCAACAGGAATCGCGTGGACAAGTTGGTGGATACCGGGAACAACTCTTCGCAATGTCAGGGCCGTGTTTGGCTTTATAGCGCCGTCTCTGGAAGCGAGGCGGATCGATCTACCGTTATCGACTTTGAAGCGTGAATTAGGGCGTCTGTGGCGGTTAGAAGTTGAATATTTGGGTCGGTCGAGAGGCGCTTCAACGCTTCGACTATCTCCTGGACTATGGCCCGTCGCTCCATCGGTAAATAGAAGTGTGTGCCATAGCCGTCGTTGTGGACGGAGACTCGCTGGCTACAGACTTCGCAGAGGCGCACTTGCATAAGGATCCTTTTAGAGAAGCAGTTCAATTAGACTAAGACTTAAGAAAACTAAAACCGTAAGACCGATTGATACTAAGACGTAGGCTGTGAGTCTTCCCCATTCAAACGGCGGCATTTCAGTAAAACCCTTCAAATAACATTTCGACTCTTCCGCACTTCTTACAGGTTGAGTTGGGTTGCTTCTTAAGACCGCTCATCTCTGAGACCTCGATGGTCCTATCCGCTTTGACAAACCTTCCGCACTTTTCGCAGACCGGAACGAACGTCGCACCACTATCGTAAACGATGCGCCTCACGTTTTCATATTCATGGTTCACGCCTTAGCTCCGCATGTAACTGTTAACAACTTCACGGATCCGTTCGAACGTGGCCTCGGCGTCTTGGATTCCATCTTCGGGGAGCATTCCTCCGGGCGCATTGTATCTTCGTTTGAGATCGCCCACGAGTTTTGGAAAGACTGATTCTAAGCGCACAAGGTTGTCGGTGTCGGCCTTTCTTACTGCAGCTGCAATCAAAGCATTGAACGGCAGGTCTTTCGCGGCCAGGTGTTTACTGATCTCGTAGTCGACCAAGTTTAGTTCGTCCATTGTTTCCCCCTTTTAATATCCAGGTAAAAGTTTGATGTCTTGGCCAGTGCGGTAGGCTTCGGCCACTTGCGGTCCCGTGAGCTGTCCGATAGTCTTTCCACCGGGCATGACGATGTCGTAATAGAAAGCCTGTTCAACCGTTCTGATTCCAGAGTCAACCGAGACGAGCTTTGCTTTTACATCCAAGACCAATGCTCGCCACCGTTGTCGATTCTCTCTCTTTGCTCCATCTTCACCCCAAACATAACGCTTTGGATGTCCTTCGCTTGAGCCTTTATGTGCGAGTGGAAGGGTGATGCGGACCATTCGGTCTTTCAATCGAAAGGCGACAAAGGCCATCTCTGGTGTTGCGCCGGAGAAGAACTGGTCCGCTCCATATTTTTGTACGAGGTTTCTGATTTCACTTTCCGAGCGGTCGGCGCTGACCGAAGTGTTTTGAGCGTATCGTTTCATCTCTCCTCCTTTTAAGAATCTTTTGAAAGTTCGATAGGGCAGAAGAAATCTTCCGGCATGATCCAAAGCCAATAGATATTGGCCACGTCGATTAAGTTTCTTTGCTTTGGATAAACCTCTAAAGCTGTGGACTCTTCTCCAAAGACTTCGTTTTTGATTCGCTGGAGTTTGTTCCAGTCGTGTTCGGGGAGTTCGTCATTTCTTCGGATCATCACCCGTTTGACCATTCCCCACCCGCACGAGTGATTGAACACTTGGACGATGTAGATATTGTTTTGAAAGACTTGGTCAGGCAAACGGCCTTGGGCATTCCCATCGTTCAGACTCAAATGCTTTTTAATGGCCAAGTCGGTGACGTCATAGAACTCGTTCCAACCTTTCTTGGCCAGGCGTCTTCCTTCGGCCTTCGCAGCTCTCATCATTTCTCTGTTCATGGCGCAACTCCTACGTTCTGGGTGAACTCTTCATAAACCCAAATGTTCTGTGATTCTGGAATTGGATCGGCGAGGAATATCTGCGGGCGCTCGCCGTCGTATTTTACTTTTTCAACCGCAAAGGCGCGTCCCGATAGGAGCAAGCCCATGATCACAGGGCATTTGATCCCTTGTTGTTTCAAATCCTCTTCCGTTGCTTTTATTCTTACATGCCGACACATCAATCAAACTCCCCCTTCAAATGAAAAACTCTAATCTAATTTTGAGCAGATACCCTTGAGGCACCTTTCGTTTAATACTTCGTAGTAGGTCTTCAAGCTCGTGGCCCATTTCAAACACTGGATAAGTATCGAGCGTGACTTCATAAAGCGGTTTACCTTCAAACTCTCGCTCTTCAACTTTGACATCCCTCACCAGGCTACAGGCTCGTGCCGCGACGGTGATTTCGGCTTCGGCATTGGTCATTTGCGTTTCCCCTTTTTTTGAAAGAGCGATTTGATCTCCACCTTTTCTGGGCGCTCTTCTTTTTCCTTCCAGAAGGTGACTTTGCAATGTGGGCATTGAGTGACGATGCTGCCTTGGAGTTTGACCCGACTGGTTTTAAGATTCTTTTTCGCCTTCGGATCGGTGATCTTTAAAAGATCCTCTTTTGAAAGTTGGCCTAGCATCTCTTTCTTGGCCGGACACTTATGAACAACTTGTGTGGCCGTGTTGGGAATTTTGTATTTGATCATCCGAACAACCGCGTGGCTCTCAACGATCAGAACTCGGTAGGTGACTTCATCGATCATGAACTCATCACCGATCTGCAATTCCCTTTTGAAATTGCGTTTGACCGGGTTTGCTTTCTTTCTGTCGAAGACATCAAAGAGTGTGTATTCCATCAGTTCACCTTTGTTTGAACATTGACGAGCTTCATGCGTCTGCCATCAAGGGCCGCGTTGATGATGGTATTCAGCTGACCTGAGAAGGTGAGCCTATCGAAGAACTCCATCTCGTCTTTGGTAATTTTCTTTTTTACGAAGACCATGCTTCGAATGAGGTGTGAGTGTTTGAAAAGCTCTTTTACCGATTTTCTACACTGAGCCACGATGAGTTTTATTTTGTCATCGCCCACGCCTGTGACTCCGGCGTAATCAAGCTCTAGCTTCACATAGTGCGCGGTGAGGTTCCATGTGAGGTCAGGCATTCCAACTTTATCGTAGGCTTGACCACAGAGGGAGCAGCACTTGTCTTTGTAGAAATTCTTTTTCTTTTCAAACCGCACCGCCTGGCGAACGATTACCTTTTGTGGGGCAACCATTCGCTCAAGCAAATCTTTGAAGGTGGGTTTCTCGTCGGGGTGAAAGCCAGTGCAGTAAAGGCACCACGGTATTCCATGTGTTGTTCGTTTGACTTCGATATTCATAGTTGTTCTCCAATCCGTTGTTTTATTTCCAGGTAGGGAATTTTTCTTAAGTCGTCCCAGAGAAAGATCCTAAACTTTGGGATTGAGACTAAGACCGTAGTGACTGCTTTGAGGTCGGCCCGCTTAAAGAGTTTCGTTTCACACATGCAGTAGACCTGATCAAAGTTCTTCGTGAAGATCAGGAGCGGGATACGGTTTGATTTTCTAGCGTCAGCCGTGCATTGATTCCACCAAGCGTTGATTTGTTTGTTGGGCTTTCCTCCCAAGAACGAACTTGAAAAGGACCAGCCTTCTTGGTGTTTCAGCTCCACACAGAAAATAAACTCCACCATGTCCTTTGGACTTTTAGGTGTGACGTCGCCGGTCTTGGCCCACCCACCAGACAGCGGTGTGCGTTTGCAAACGAAGCCACACCAATCGGAAAAATCCTTTGCGATGTGGCGTTCAAACCTTGAGCCCTTGCTGCGCGAGTTCTTGCGCTTTTTCTTAATTGGTTTCATTGGAGAATAACCCCCTCTCGTCGTGCCTTTGGCGGGCGCGTTTCTTTTGACAGGACAAAGATGTCTTTGATTTCGTTTTGTATCCCAAAGGTCGATGGATCATGTTCGGTGAACACGCCAACGCCTGGTTTTGTTCTTTCAAATTGGTAGTGCTTTAAAACTTCGTGCTTCTCTTCCTTGGTGAGCACTTCACCGACGCTGAAGAGGTATTTGTTTCTGTTTAAAATCTTTTGATCAAATGAGTTCAGTGGGAACTTGCGTCCGGTTTTTAATTTGTGTTGTATGAGTCGCTTGGCGCGATCACGGCCCAGGCGTTTGATACCCGTGACTGAGTACTGAGCATCGCCAACAATAGACTTCCAGAGCAGATAGTATTTCGGTGAAAAGCCTAAGATGAGTTCAGCCTCGATCTCCGAAATGATCAATCCGTCCTTTGGCTCCATCACTTGAAGGTCAGGATTTAGAATTTGGAAGTAGTCTTTGTTCGCTGAAACAATCAGCTTTGGCTTTTGCAAAATCTTTGAGAGGTAGCCGATAGCATCCTTGGATTCTATTCCAATGGGGGAGATCGACCTCACTGGACAATGGCTTAAGAAGTAAGTGGCAATCTCAATTTCATTTGCGAGAGCTTTCTTTTCTTTATCATCCCGGCGTTCATTTCTGAGCGAGCCGTATTTTGAATAGAACTCTTGCTTTGATTTCGAGAAGTGATCTCCAAACACCACGCAGATGGTTTGTGGTTGGAACTCCTTCATTGCGGATACGATCAAAGAAAATAGGGCTTTAGCCGAAGAGAAGCGCTCTTGATTTGAGTAAAAGACAGGAACCATTACGCTTCTAGCGTCAATAAAGACGTGGTGGTAGTGAGACTTCATGTGCTCCCCCCGGATAAGGCCCACGCAGGATAAAGATGTCTGCCCTCGATAGGAGCAAACCCTCTTCCGTCATCGGACGTGGTTCCTAAGATGAAATCGTCCTCATAACGATTCGTTTCAATATTGAATGCACACTTGGCGATATAGCGAGACACCGATCCATCGACTCTGAATTTCGCAACACGAATGAAGGTTGAGAACTTCTTTGGATCCACTGGCGCATCTCGGTCAGGGGAGAGCAGAATTGCTTTCGTGGCAATCTTTGTGATGTTCGATGTTCCGTGAAAGTCATCGATCTCAGGTGCCACGGTTCGAAACTTTTTATCTGCCTTCTTGATGTGAGCCACAAGAATGATTGGAAGATTTGAAAGGAGAGCCAAGTCACGAATGCGTTTTACAATGTCCGTGACGGCTTTGTTTTCATTTGGCTCATCGGTGTCGAAATAGTTTAAGTGATCGACAATGACGAGGTCTGTTTCGTCTTTGAAAAGCATAAGGTGCCTTTGCAGGTCCTCGATCTTGAATTCTGTTTTTCGATAAATGGTTCTGAAAGTTTTAAAGCTCTTTTGAAAACGCTCATCGGCTTGTGCCTCGTAGGGAGCAAATGCTTCTCCAAGTTTATTGTGATACCAGTTGCGATAGTTGACGGAGCGGATGATGACCTTGTCGGGACGCTGGTCATGGAAGTAGGCTTGTGCAGCCAGTTTAAATTTAATGCGGCTTTCGATTTCACATTCTTCAGCCTCTAACGGAAAAAACAGAATGCGCTTTCCCTTCCATGCATTGAAGGCCCCAATGTGAGTTACGAGTTCTGTTTTGCCAGTACCTGTCGGTGCGCCAAGTATGATGAGATCGTTTCTGGCAATGCCTTCAAGAGCGCAATTTAAAAACTTCACGCCAAAGTCGAGGAGATTATCGGCTCTGGTTTTACGAAGTTCCTTTTCCCTTTTTGATCGCTCTTCGACGGTGGGGATTTTCACCATCAGGCGCTCGTTTGCATCTATTTCCATAATTCTGGGAATTCCTCTTTCATGATTGAAACGACTTCGTTGTTTTGACGGCCATACCATTTAAGCCAGGAGAAAATGGTTGGCCCCCCGCCATTAGGTGAACCGATGCGTTTGTTGGTATCGATCCAGCAGCTGGTGCCTTTGTTGTTAACGAAAATATTTAGATTGCCGCTGGAGACTCTTTTGAATGAGTAGCTCTCACCGAACACATGACTCCCGCCAGAGAGTCGCTTGAGTGCTTCTTCAGAGTCGAGGTTGAAAACTTTCTCCCAGAGATTGTCGCCATGAACTTTGAAAACGGTTCGGAGTTCTTGTTTTGCAACGGCCTCTTTCTCTTTCGCCTTTGAAAGTTTAAAGGCATAAAACATATCGTCTTCGGAATATCTGCCTGGATTCCAATAAAGAACTTTCACGAGAAACGGATCCTTCGGGTTTTTCACATGAAAGAACCCAGGCACTCGAAGAAGGCGCGATACGTCTTTAGCTCTTGGATCGCCATCAAAAAAGGGAATGAGCCGATCAAGCACTATGGCTTCATAGGTGTCTTGTGTGGCGTTCTTTGCGTTCCAGTAAATGTGAAACCCATTTTTAGATTCGATGACGAGGTTTGGATAGAGCGGAACTTTTTTGAGAAGCTCCAATTGTTTTTCTTTTGAACCCTTGTCGATGTCGATAGCCCATGCGGTGATCTGATGGAGGTTTTCTTTTTTCCTAGAGCCTTTGAAAAGCTGAACGGTGTGAAAGATCCCCCAGCCTGAATTGTTCCAACTCTCTGCCTCGTCTTCGACAATGGGAATGGCACCGGACTTTTGTTCTGAGTCGTGCATTCGGTACATGCTTCTGTGAAATCCAAACTTCTCCTCAATCACAGAATAGAGTCTTCTTTCGGGCTGCATGTGTTCTCCTTTCCGCACACGATAATTTCTTTGTCTGCTGCGTGGCCATTGGGCTTAATCCAATCAACCCAGTAGGTTTTGCTCATGAAGTGTCCCCACGTCTTGATGAAGCTATTTTCAAAATCGAAGCGTTTTCGTTTTTCTGATTTGATGTGCTCGTCGTAATGGATGACGGCTGATTTAAGTTTGTCGTACTGCTCTTGCGTTCGGATCTGGGCTTTGCACTTCTGCATGCCAAGGGACTTCTTCATGTCCTTACCGCGTTTAGGAAAAAGTTTGTAAAGGGCTTCGAAGTCGAAGTGGACGCCATTGGATGGCGGATCCACCTGGGTGGGTGTGGGAGGCGTATGCCCGTTAGATCCGCCCGAATCCGCCTCGGCGGTATTGGTCTTTTTATTTGGTATTATTATATTGGTATTATTGGAGGCTGATAATCGTACTAGGTCTGGTTCGATTATCGTACTAGAAGTAGGCTGTTTATCGTCCTGGTTCGAATTCTGACCTAGTTCGAATTCCGTACTAGGGGTAGTTCGATAATCATCCTGGATCGAATTCCGTACTAGTGCGATTATCGTACTAGGCAGAGTCCATCGATCCGGCGGGTTAATGTGATATTCGTTCGCCACCCCACCCGTGTGCCCCTTCCTAGTCACTTGAATGATGTTGCTCTGACAAAGCTCTCGAATTGCCAACCCGACCGTTGATCTTGATAAGCCCGTTTCTTGTCCAATTCTTGAATAACTTGGATGAGAAGGCGAGTAGGACGCAATCACACCATAAACACGATAGGCACTGCAGGAGACAGAACTCCCCGCACGAGCTAGTTTATTAGGTGTCATGTGCCATCCTTTGTCGGCCTTCTTGGTCGCCATCGATCACCCGTATCTGCGCTTCAGATTGTTGTAGAACCGCATAAGTGAAGTGTGTTGGCGCTCCGACAAGGATCCGCGCTCCGTCCACGAATCGTAGAGGGACTCGACGAAACTCAAAGCCTCAGTGTCTTCGAGCATCCCCAAGACGTAGTCGAAAATATCCTCGTACTCGGAATGACTGAACTGATCGCCGTTGCCTTTATGTCGGTGGATAACTTTAGGATTCGAATAACTGTTCTGAATTACTTCGGACCAGCTGGTCTCCATTCTTTTTTGAACGGGACTCATCATGCAGAGGCTGCTGATGGTTTCGCGGTCGTCTTCTATTGTGGTGATCGATTGCGGTGCTGGTTTATCCAACTCCCCCTCTGTTAGTTTCATTGTTTTGGCATTCATTGACTCTCCTGTTGTGTTTGGCTTTGTTGCTCATGTGGAAATTTAAAAATATGTTTTCCATCCTTCGTCCTTGTTACTCGCACTCCCATGCAGTTCACTTTTGAATGAGGCATCATCCCGATAATGCATTCTCGAATCTGTTTTTCATGGACCTTGTCGCCACGGTGATGGGCGTCCATAAGATGCGAAAATGCTTCAACACTAAAAGCGTCGGTCAATTCCAGCGTGTCGAGTTCAGTCAGTGGCGGCGGAGTTTTTGAAACCAAGAGCTGGCGAAATGCAAAAACCTTCTCCATGACTCTATTCACATAATCACGGTCGAAGGTGATCTCCATTGTCTGCACACCATCTTCTTGGTCGTTGTAGACAGTGAAATCGCATTCTAAAAATCCACTAACAAATGACTGCTGACAAAGCTGCGGGATATGACGTTTAAGTAAGAACGCCGCAGGTATTTTGTGGGCTGCCGTAACGTGAATGGATTTTGGCGAGTTTCTAACCGCCATAAAACTATCCACGCCGACGTATTTGTTCTCCCAGAATCGTTCGATATCTAAATTAAGGCCATCAAACGAAGCTCTGATGAAACGGTGTTTTGAATGTTCACCGCATACGCCGCGCTTATACTCACGGTCGGTTTCTAATCCACTCATGGCATGCCCGCGAGCTTCAAAAACTCTGGACTTCTCCACGAGAAAATCGCTTATATGCCTTTTGCCGGATAGGACTTTGCCATAGACCTTTTCTTCAAAAAGCATTCTTGGCGAAGTGTATTTATCTACCCCACAAATTGCCGGAGCATCTGAAGCTCCCAGACTTAAAGAGTCAGACCGCCACCTCTCCCATTCGGGAGAATTCTGTTTTACATTGATGATTTCCATTCAACCCCGCTTATCGCTTATAAAAGCGGGTCCTGATCGTTCGGATCAGAAGTGTTCATTTCCTTACGCGCTTGCACCATCGAGCCACGCAAATCCCCCAGCTGACTTTTTAATGTTTGCGCTTCACCAGTTGACGGTTTAGCGACACCCACTGCGTCGGGATCGTTGACCCAGCCGATTTTATTCTTCACTTTGCCGTTGTAGGACTCTTGAATGACTTCGATATCATAGAGACCCTTTTCGTCGAGCTTGCCTGAGCCATAGTGATGATCGATCAAAACTGCCGGATCGTTGCCCTGAAGTTTTAGAATTGCTAAGAGCTGAAGCGCATATTTCTTACCGTTTTCAGTAAAGTATTTGTAGCAGGTGAGCTTTCGCTTCCCCAAGCCAGGCACATCAAACTCAAACATCACTTGGAGTTCGAGCGAGGTTTGCCCCTCACGCCTCACAATTCCGTAGTCCACAACTTTCCCCATGTATTTTCCAACGGGGATTAGATTTTTTTCGTTCATATCTATTCCTTCCTTTCTTCAACAATGACGATCAGTTTTTCTTTAAGAGCGGAGAGCTTCTCGACATCGTCTCCGGCTTCTTCCAAACGCTTCTGTGCGGTTTGTTTTGTTTGTTCTTTTTTGATTCGCGTGAGGAGTCCGCCGATGGCCTGCTGCAAAGCCTCTGGACTTTCAGGTTCACCTTTGTCGACGGCCTCTTTGAAAGCGTCCCAAGCTAGGGGAAGGTGATAAGGTAATCCTAAGCGATTGCCCGCATCCCACTGAGGACTGTACTCGGTGTAAAGGATCCGCTTTCCCTTTCCCTCGATATGGGCCGAAGTGACTTTGCCATTCTTGTCGCGCTCGATGAGCACTTCGCGTGTTGCAAAGAGAATCGCATCGGCGTGATAGCGAATAATGGATGCAACCTTCGGATGAAGTTGGAGCTTGTACTGTTTGTAAGCTCCACCCGCCACAATATCCTCTTCGGTCTTGATCTCACTATGGCCAACGAGAATGACTTCCATGTTTCGGGAGGAGCGAATGTCTTTTAGCTGATCAAAGAGATCATCCCAAATATCCTGTGCGTAGGAGTGACCCTTTCCCCAGCCATAGTCCTCGATGTGGTTTACGGCGCGGCCTTTTTCATCCGTCGGGCGCTGAGCCAGGATGTCGTGCTCCACATAGGTGGCAAGCTTTTCAAGTCCATCGATCACAAAGGATTTGTAATCGTGTTTTCCGTTTCGAATGAACTTGAGGTGACTTAAAAGATCCGCGAACTTTTCTATGAACGGGAGCCTTGCTACATTGAGGTGTTTTGTTCCGCGCTCAATGTCGGCAAAGATCGGGTGAGGAGCTTTTGCCGAGAAGCTCGACTTTCCTATTTTGGGTGTGCCGTGAAGCACGATGATACTCGGCTCCTTGATCACACCCCTTGAAATTTTAACCTCCGGCACGGGGCCGGGGGTCGTGGTCGTTGTCTCCATCATTTCTTTAACCCTCCTTTAAGAGCATTTTTAATCCAGCGTTGGATATCTTGTTTGGATCCGATGGCGGTGGGCTTTCGCGTGTAACCGAGAAGGCCCGGCATGATGAGAAGGTCGCGGTATTTAAGCCGCATGACGAGGTTCGGATCTTTTTTGAATTTCGGAATTAAGCTCTCAAGTTTTTTCCGTCGGACTTCGCGTTCAGCATACTTTTCTGCGTGAGCGGTCATGGGCCGGTTGATGGGTTTCTTTGACAGAAAATGATTCCCCTTCTGCGCGGCCTTCTTTGGACCGCTGAGTGGTTCTTCATCTTCCTCGTCGAAATCATCTTCTTCGGAATCGTCTTCTTCAAAGTCGGAGTCTTCTTCCTCTGACGAATCATCCTCCTCGGACACCTCATCTTCCAATTCATGGTCTTCGGATTCCTCGGCATCTTCGTCTGCATCGTCTTCCTCGATTTCGTCTACGTCGTTAGCCTCATCCTCTTCTTCGGTTTGATCTGGGTCGTCGCCCTCTTCTGCCAACAGGTCATCAGCGGAATCTTCTTCAGATTCGTCTTCGTCAAATTCATCGAGATTTGCGACGGGCTTTGTCTTTTTAGGAGCTGAATATTCAGGATCAAGATCGGAGAGGTCGTTTGCTTCCATTTCGGGTTCGACAAAATCAAGGCTCTTGCCGCAGACCGGGCAATCTTTGAGCCCTAAGTGAACATTGCTCCCGCAGTTCGGGCATCCTCCCCACTGCTCGGACTCGTTTCCCATTCGTTGAATAACTTCTGTGACTCGCCCTCGATACTCTGCAAGTGGCACTGACCTTTTTGAAACTTCGAGTAGGAAATCAAGAAGACTAAACTTGTCTCCACCCGGAATTGGTACTTTGTGTTTCTTGCAAAAATCTCCGAGCCCTTTAACTGCGTTCATTGCGATACCTCCTTCAAATTGGTGTTAATAAAAAAATTCCCAGAGCCAAACGATCCGAAGAGTTGGGCATTGGCACCCCACAATCCTGTATGGAGTACTCTTCCAAATCGCTGGCTCTGGGCGGGGATGGGGGATTGCTTTGTGGGTTAATTAAAGTCTTAATGTTTGTCTTAGTTTTAGTGTTAATTCCAAGACTAAGATTGTTGTTAACAACAAACGGTTTCTTCATTTCCCCTCTCACAATCTCCACCCCTTCAAGCCGAGCTTTGTAAATGACATCGAAAATTTATGTCAAATTACTAATTGCATTTTCTTCAAAAAAAGTGAGTTGAAGCTCCATTTCATGATGGATCTCCAATGCAAATCTCCATTGGTTTAGGTGAGCAATGGTCTTTTACAATGTTGTTTTCCATTGCTAAGACCCGCCACTTTTTCCGTTTAAGAGATCAAGAAGGGTTAAATCCCCATTCACTAAGATCCATGTTCCCTTCGGACTTAGCGTTTGGTTAACCGCTTGTAGGAGGTGATGAAGTTTGAGGTCCTCATTTAGCGAGAGCCACCGTTCGGGCAGCGCCTCTCGAATCAATGCGAATATTTTCTCGACTTCTTCTCTCTCGCTCATCTCACTTATTCCTTATCAACGTGATACATTGTATCACCTATAAACAAAAAAGTGAAAAGGGTAAAATTGAAAAAGTGAAATTTGAAATGTCGCGCAAGATCCCTACAGAGAAGCGCACGGCCTGCGAATTTCGCCTCATCTATATATAGAGAAGCGAAATCTTAGCGGGATTCTTAGTCTTAGTGTTTGATTTAAACCTAAAACAAAGATTTTGACAGTCTTAGTGTTACATTGTATCACTGTTCTAAGACCTGTATGGAGGATTGAAAATGGCGAAACCAAAAAATGAAGATTGGGAATTGGGTGAGCAGTGGGAAAGTTTTCGAGTTAAGGAGAGCGATGATCTGATGGCTCTTCTTAGTGATGTTGAGGGAAATCGTGGAGAGTTCATTAGAAACGCTCTCCTCAAATTCTATGAAGGAAAGTTGCTCATTGATTGCCCAACTTGTGAGGGCGATGGGCAGATTTACAGTGGCAGCGGTAAAGGTCAGGCCCCCTCTTCAAAAAAGAAAGGGAAGGACGGCAAGAGTAAAGTGTTCACTTTTAGGTCCGACAGCGGACTCCAAAAGGATCTTGCGAAAGCAAAAGACAAAGGCGAAACCATTAAGATGTCCCTTGCTGTAGCCCTATCCAAAGAGCACGTCTTAGAGTGCCCCACATGCAGAGGTGTTGGCCGTGTGATTGGCGGGCCAAAAATTAGAAAGGCGGTACTCGCAAGGTTTTCGGTCTAAAACCTTAATAATTCTTACGAGCGTGACTTGGGCAAGAACATACAGGCTTCGGTGGGAGTGGGATCTCCTTCATCGGATGGTCCTTTCCTTTACGACAGAAAGGACAGCGATACATCGAGCTTGTACCTTCAGCTTCATTCTTAACCCAAATTAACCCCTCATTTTCGCAGTATTTGCAGACAGTTTTTTGTTTAGCTTTCATTTTCATCATCTCAGTGTATGAGGCAAACATACCTGTAAAAGTTGTGTCACCACCTTTTGCCGTCGTTTTTTAATAACAAATTAAGACGGGGCGCGTAGGCCAAGGCTCTGGTGGGTTGCCTAAAAACCTGTATTTTACCGAAATGGCAACTAAATGGCTTGGGATTAGATGCTGCGACAAAGGAAACTTGCAACGCAAGCACCACTCTTCAGTAGCTAAACAGGAATTTGTTGACTATTTAATTAAATAACTTTTGTTTAGCCTATTAAATCCAGTTACTTCATTGAATCTAGGCTTAATGCGGATGGTTAAAGCGAAAGCAGTATCTGAATAGCTATTATATGTTTTGCCGTAAGGCAAGGCTTTAAAAGGATTTTATTAACTTATCGCAAAGAAAGGAAATGGCATGTCAATCCGCAAGCACTTACCGCCTCGTACAAAGGAAGGGTACACGAGCCTGCAGGTCAAAATGGAAACTGCAGTGGTCGATGAGGTGAAATCATTTATGAAAATCGATGGGATTTCCTGGAACGACCTGCTCACGGCCTGTTTTAGGAAATACCTTGAAGAGTCACGAGTTGTTCACGGGGACAAAGAAAAAGAAGAAACCGCACGGAACAAGATCAACTCAACACTTCTGGGCATCATCACTATTATCAGTCTTTGTGAAAGTCCAATACTTCAGGTTGTCTGCGATTTTAGTGACTACCTTTCTTAAGAAAATTGGACCTTACGAGGTTGGAAAAGCTTTGCACTTTTGTCAGGTCATGATGGGCCGAGAACTGTCCGCCACATTATGCCCAGATTCTAATTAATTTCAATTTAAGTTTTGTTTACCGCTAGTTAAGATTTCTACAAACCGTTTTCAGTAAACTCGAAATGCATCGGATCTTTTCTCTTAAAATTTCCGCCCCAATAAAAACCTTCTGATTCAAAAATTTCAACGATCTCCGAATCCATGTCACCTTCTGCTCCAAGCGGATTTGTCTTCGCATTGTGATCAACTGCAATTCCCCACGAGTGCATGGAAAGTTTCTTCGCTCCTCTCGTATAACGGAGATTGTAACAGCCATCAAACGAATGGAGCTTGGCTGAAAGGTCCGCGTGAACAATTGCGCGATAGACACTCTGGAAAAAAGGAATCAAAAGTTTGTTGCACCAGAAGCCATTCTTTTCGTCCTTCTGGTAGGTAAAGACGTAGTTAAGTTCCGGTGGGGTTTCGCAAAAGCCGCCGTAAGCTTTCCAGTATCCACTATCCAGGGGATCGCCGAATACTTTGTAAAGTTCGTCTCTTGATCGAGGAACCACCAGTTCAGGAATGTGTGGACTGTTGTCTGGAAAAAGTTTTTCCCAGGTGATTGGGCCAACCACCCCATCGGCGTTGAGATGATTTGTGAGTTGAAATGCAACGACGGCCTCTTTGGTTTTGTTTCCGAAGATGCCGTCCACTTTGCCAATTGGAAATCCGAGAGTCTTCAGCGCCTGCTGAATATTTTTGACATCCTCTCCTCGTGTTCCAATTTTATAGATCATCTACTTTTCAAATTCGGCAACCAATGCGGCCACAGCATTGAGCTTGGTTTTGATGTCGTTAAGAAGGGTCAGTGCGGTTGGCAAGTCAGTGGCATCAGGTTCCGTCACCTCAAGCCCCGCTTTGATAGCATCAAGCTCTGTTCGGGCGGCCTCGAACAATTCCTTATCGGACGCTTGATTGCTGTTTGAATGGCCTTCGGTTAAGCCCACACCATCGCGTGAGCCAATTTTAGGTTTTCCCATAGAGAAATCTCCTTATTCGTTGAGGGACTCTTCGGCGTAATAGTGAAGCTCCTTGCCGCTGACCGCGAGTGCCGCCTTTACGGTAAAGCCCTCACTATCAAGTTCGACATACGGGTTCACGGTGCCGTCACCATTTGCAGCTCTCACGAGTGCATCATTGGCTGGCATAGTGTCCAATTTGGTTGCTGAAATTCGGTCGGTGACGTTGTGGATTTCAACCTTGCGAGGCTTGAAACCCAGGACAATTTTTTTATCGGCACCGCTGCCAATAATTTTTCCCGACTTTGAAAAGGGTGCTTTGCTCGACATGGTCTTTCTCCTTGTGATCTTAAGACGGAGGGTGTGCTCCGTTTGATTTCTGTGCCATTAAAAATTCAATGATTTGTCTCTCGGTGTTTTCAAGTGCGCCCTGGAGTTTGATCGTCTCTTGGGAGAGATCATTCAATTCCTTCATGATCCCGACGTAGATAGCCTTCATGGATCGCTGCTTTTCAATGTAGCTTTGTCTTGAAGACTCACGCATTTTAAGAAGCTGTAGGAGAACGGGATCGGTGATCTTGTTCTCGGAAAAACTTTTGATGAGATGGCTCAGGAGATTCTTTTCGTCATTGGTGAGATGGGATTTGTGGGACCGCTCTTCTGACAGGTTCTTAGCCTCTTTTTCAACCTCATCGACCTCTGCTTCAGTTGGAACGTCGTCCATCTTAGCTGATTTCACTTCGTCCATCGTGCGGTCGTATTTTTCCTTTGAGGTTTCCAATGTGATCTCCTTATTTAGTGATACATTGTATCACATTACAAAAGTCAGTCAAAGCTCTTTTCGATCTGGGAAAGGGAGAGGTAGTGAGTGCCGTGCTGAGTGCTCACATAGACAAATTCACCATCAATTTTTTTGATCACTCCTGGTTCCTGATTTAAATTCACAACTTCTTTGTTCTTGTTGAGAATCGGAGCCGTGACCTTCACTTGATCGTTAACGCTTAGTTCCATCTAAAAATCCATATCCAGCACAACAACTGTTGCGCTTCCTGCAAGTCCCCCAACGAGTGCGCCGATGACATAAGACTTTGATTGCTCTCCAGCGACTGCTCCCAATGCAGAGCCAATAAGAATTCCTGCAGGCACCTTCACCCACCACTCTTGCCATAGGGCCTTGTTCTGAACCTTTGAATCCAGGAGTGTGGTGTTGAGTTCCTTTTGATTCTTGAGATCGATGCGATCAGCCTCGCACTGCTCAACGCCCTTTCTTAAATCCGACATTTTCTTAGCATTAAAACACCAGGCTTCGACTTGGGATTGTTCACCGGGCTTTAACTGAAAATATGATTTAGGAATCTCCGCCGCTTTTGTTGATAAACTCGTCAACAACATCAGCATCGGAAGTATTCTTATTTTTTTCATATAGCTCCTTTTTCTCAGCCTCAGTTTTCAATTCTGTTTTGAGAGCCCGGTTTTCATTTTCCTTCTTATGAATGACACCCTTCAAATGGTGATAAACGGCAAGAGCAATGGTTGGAACATTGTCCTTAAAAAATCTGTAAACGATGTCGACGACCGATTTAAGCCAAGGCATTTATTTCGGGGGAGCTTCTTCAGGTGCTTTTGAAGAGGCTGGGTCTTTGTGTTGGGCATTACCTTGAAGCCAATCTATCGCTTTTGCGACAAACTCCGAAGCGGAGCCGAGCTTTTGAGCAAGTTCGTCGTCCCATGTGGCTTTCGTTTTTGTTGAGATCCAACGGAAGAGCTGGGCAAGCCCACCAAGTGCGACGTTGACGGCAATGAAGAGGGCAATCAAATCCCATTTTTCAAGTATCTGCTTGATAATTTCCATCTTGATCTCCTTTTATCGTGTTACATTGTATCACGTTTCGGCATACAAAATAAAACCTTTAATTTTGGGGTAGGCTCCATTCAGTTGATTTGTGCGTCAGGCCATTGGTCTTAAGTGTTTTCATCGCCAGCTCCACCCTTTGAACCCTGTTTCTTCTCAGAAATGATGACCAGATTCTCGCTTATGCGCCTTATCTCGGACTTCATACTGAGAATCTCTTCTCGATGTTGGTGCATGGCCTTTGCCCCCAAGCTAAGGCTATTGTGATGGGCCTCAACAGTTTTCTGCACTTCAGAGACGTGAGTGCAGAGGTTCTTCACCTGATTCGCAGTTTCATCGAACTGGTTTTTCAATTGGATGGCCTTACTGTTTACCTGCTCAAAGGCACCTTCGATTTGGATAGCCTTCTTGTGGATTTGAAAAAGTTCTTGATTCACTTTTCCTTCAAATCCAACCATTGCTTTCTTTATTTCGAGAGAGTCCTTCTTAATTTCCGAAGCTGTGGTTTCCATTTTATCGGCTGACGTCTTAACTTCCTTTGCGTGTTCATCGAGCTTTTCATTCACTGAGTCCTTGAACTGATCGTGACGATTTACAAATCGAACCAAAAACCACAGTGCCAGGGCTGTGGCGGCAGGTGCAATCCAGTAAGAAAAACTGACGAAGAACTCTTTCATGTGTCCGCTTTGAACTGTTCCAGTAAATCTTCTGCGGGCGCTAGGTCTCCAGGTTCATTTTCAAAGCGAAACTCGCAGTATGGAATATCTTCTGCAGCATAAGCCGGTGGAATATAGTCAAAGGCTTCCAGAAAATTCTCTCCGTAGGCCGCCTTCAGTTGTGTATGAAGCTCCGACATAGTTTCGAATTTCAAATTGATGTTATCAAATCGCTTTGCCCACATAGTTCCTCCTTTAAAAGATCGAAAACGCCATGATTCTTACTTTCTCAATTCTCAGAGTTAGGCCGCTTGTACCACCGTTGATGCGAAAGCCATATTGCCTACGACCAGTTAGATCGCCGTCTTCGTAGTCGATGGTCCAAAGAGAGCTTGGCGGGAGCATGTTGCGACCAAAGGGGCCTGTTTGCGTTCCTGGTTGCCAGGTCGCACTTGTGAGATCGTTTGTTGGTGTACTGCCGTTTGTGCCTTTAGTCAGACGAAGTTCATAAAATCCCTGGCCCGTAGAGTTGGCGTCTCCCCCAATACCTCTCAATTGCGTGTCTGCCTTATCCACAACTAAGCCCACAAAGACAGGCCGCCCATTGTCTCCGGCGAAATCAATAAATTGAACGGGAGAGAGCAACGCTCCGGTTGTCGTTTGTGTTCCAAGCCCCTGACTGAGTAAAATACTGGTGCCCCCTCCGACGGAAATACTTGAGGTGCCGATGACGGTAGTTCGCTTTTTCAGGAAAGTTGAATTTATCTCTTTAAGAAGAGCAGAATCGAAAATTCCCATTAAGCCTCCGTCACTATCCGAATGTTGTTGTCTGTGCCGTTGTCCTCAATGACTTGAGAAGGAGCCATCCAACAATCTGCAAGTTGAATTTGGTTTGCGTTGAAAGTGAGTTTTCTGTTGAAGCGTAGTCCTCGAACGATAGATCGCTCTGAACCTGCTTGAAAGTTTAGGATACCTTCGATTTGTGAAGCATAGCCGGATCCTTCGATGCGGAGCCTTTTGGAAATGTTTACGCCAGTAGTGGTGCCAACAATTCTAAAAGCGGCCCATTCATCAAAGGTAGTTGCGAAAAATCCTGCGCCCTCAACATCGTCGAATAAAAAACCTTGTGTTTGAATTGGGCGGGCTGTGAAGAATGTCATTTGAGCGCCGCCAGTATCGAACACATTCTGCTTAGTAGAAAAAGCATAGGTTGTGGATGGTGTGAGAACAAAAGGTGAAGGAAGATTGAAGTTCGTAAATGTGTTGTAGTTCAAGGGATTGGGAAGTGCGCTAAAAAGGACGGCATTGGCTGAAGCAATAAAGCCTCCAATACCACCAATAGGAAGTCCTCCAGATGTATTCCAGAGATCGACGACGATACCGGGAGTTCCTGTTATTGTTCCACTATTGCGACCGACGTTCAGCTGGAGATGAGTCATCGTTATTGGAAATGTTGGAGTCGTAAAAATATCCCCTCGACGTTCTCCTTGGTTATTGAACAACACCTGAGATCCCGTCTGTGGGCGTAGCTTCTGAACAATATTGAAAGAAACGACTTGGGCAGGTGTGAAGGTGTTCGCCAATATCAACATGGATTGACCATTGAACAAAGAGTCGTGCGCCACTTGGAGATCCGAGTGTGTTGCAAGCCCGGCAGATACTTGAGCGGGGGATCCCACTACGGCATCAAACTTTAAACTTTTAAAATCACTCTTTGGCAGTTTAGGCAATTGATCCTCCCATTCTTATCTCACCCGACCCAATAAAATAGGATCAAACACAGCGTTCAAATTGAGCGACCAGTTCATCTGCCCAGATGAGAGTGTAATGGTTGATGATGATTGAATGGCTGTGACAGTTACGGAGTCACACCAAACCTCTCCATATCCGGCATTCGCTTGGGCTCCGGCATTACCTGTCGCAAAGGTTACTGTACCTGTGGTCGCAAAACTTCCGTCATAAAATCTGGCCGTTCCAGAAGCTAGGACAGCACTTCCACCAGAGGGGTTATGCGTGAGTGTCCAGCCGTATCTTCCACCGTTGAATGGCAAGTTGCGACCTGAACCGCCACTCATTCCATAGACCGGATTAATCGTTGAGCTAAAGGACGTCACAGGTCCCGATGATCCGTCATAGCGGATCCCCGTCATGTTGCCGTTAGACGGATTCCAGAAATTAAGAATCGGTCCAACTTTTGAGAATCTTGCGATGTCATTCTGGCCACTTACAATATCCTGGCCATTTTTAAACAAACCCAGGTATCTCCACTTCGTAAAACCCGTAGGGCCTGGCTGTGAAATGGGGTGACGAGTAGTGGCCTTCAAGATGTAAGCTGTTCCTACACCGGGCACAGCATAGAGCGCATACCATTGGTTCGGAGCTTCTGCGCCAGTATCAAGCCCATTGTCACCAGTCCCGTTTGCAAAATCAAAAACGAGATTGCCTGATTGATAGAGAGCCCCATCATCTAAAATACCGCCAGTGCCAATTCCTATTTTTGATCCTGGCATCAACACTTGCGATACAGATTGGAACTGAAAGTCAGCAATTTGCTCACCCGTTAAGACAGCGAGTCTTGAGGCAATACTTGGATCGACTAAGTTGGTTTTAATTGCCATACATCTCTTTCCTTAAGGGTTTCCAAAATCAATAACCAATTGATCGATGTCCGCTTCCGACAAAGGTGCTCCAATAACGATCTTTCTTTGCTCTGCGGTTAGCTGATCCCAAGCGGAGTTGGCAGCGGCCACCCTTGCATTTTCAATTGAAATTGGTCTTGCAGCTGCGAGATTGATTTTTTCTTGTTGATCCTCCTCATCGAGCGAACTCCAAATTGACTCAAACAATGAATCCTCTTCGGTTAAGAGTTCTTGCCTAAAGCAGAATCTAATTTCACCTTCGTTGTCCGACTTGATCCAACACCAATAGAGTGGAAGTGTCTCCACACCTGATCCATGATCAAAGGTGACGGGTCGATTGAAGCTGGCCGCAAGCTCTTTATCCAGATCGCCGAGGGATAGAGGAAAGGGAATTGCTTTCTGCTTTATAAATGGCGTGTCCATCTTAGAACTCCTCCCAAACAATGAAGGTGCAAGCCTCAAGACTTATCCCGCCTCCGGCTCCAGGCCCTCTAAACATGAGAGTAAAAGTATGCGAACCAGCTGGTACGGACTTCTTAATGAATAAACCGGGAGTACCAATACGCATCTGAATAGTTCCAGATCCGACTTGCGTTAGGTTGTATTCGGAAAGAGAGGGAACGTCTGTTTCATATCTAAGACCCAATCCCCAGGTCATTGCCGAGACTGAAGACATATTCGCCTGCACGTAGGCAAAACTGTTCGGAGATCCCAAGAATCCTGCATTTATAATCCCACCACGAGTGACCAAATCGATTGCTGAGTTTGGAACATCAATAAAGGAAGTTGCGTTTGTAGATTGACCGCCGACAAAACGACTTCCAACCTGTCCCACTTGCAATCCCGATTGACCAGCGGCGGGTCGAGATTTTTGTCGGATAATTCCGTTTACGATTTCTAGAGTAAGATTGTCTGGGAGTGTCCCAACTGTAGTGAACAGCATATTAGGTTATCTCCGCTATAATGGCGGCGGTATCGACGCCCTTATCAATAGGGGTTAGTCCTGTAGCATGCCAGCCAGTTAAGAAACTTTGGTTGCCAAGGATGTAGAGCTGGCCGCCATAGCGCATATTTTCAAATCTTGATCGATTAGCTGAGAGAGTGATTGCAGTATTCATATTGGTATCAAAGCCAAGGCCGACCCAATTAAACCTTTTAGAAAAAAGATAACCTCCGGGAGAGGTCGTATTGATATTGTAATTAGTGAACTCAAAATTTCCACCGGCGGTCCACGAGAAGCCATCGGTGATACTGGTTACATATCCCATGCCTGGAATCAGTGTGGCTGGAGTTCTTCTTCCGACGACGAGGTTGCCGCCCCCAAAGTTAAGAATGAAGTCAAAAGCAAAAGCATAAGTTTTATTTGGATATAGGATTGTCGCAGGGAACGGGAATGTGTGTCTTACTCCAGTTACAGTGGGCATTGCTGGAGGTAAAAATGATGTCGACGTGGCAATTTTAGTAGTGGGAATGGTGCCGTTTGTTTCCCAAAGGGTCAGCATAATCTGAGCCGTCGCACTTACAATGCCGTTGTTTCTCACTTCGATGGCAATAGAATTCAGAATGCGAATTTGAGTTGGATGAGAGAGAAAAAGTGTTCCGAATAGATTGTTGTTCTGATCCATCGATAAGTCAGAATTGGATGCTTCGGTTTTATCAAGATGAACAACCGAAGAAGATCCAGGACCTGTGAATGTATTTCGTAGAACCAGAATGGAGGAACCTTCCAATAGAGTATCGTGTGCGACTTGAGGATTGCTAAAGTCGGCGGCACCAGAAGCTACATCAGCAGCGGACCCCAGGATGCCGTCAAACTTAATGGACTTACCAGCGGCAGCCACAAACTGGAGTAGCTCATCGCTCAGGTGCCGTTCCTGAATGCTCTTATCAGGAATGACATTGTCGACCGAGACAGTCTTCTGTCTTACAGAACGGCCCTTGCCCAAATCAAAAATCTCTCTCATCCATTACCCCTTAGTCGTCCGTGAACGAATACTGATTGTCCGTTCCATTATTCGTTACCGTGGACGCTGTCGTGATCCAATTGTCTATAGCGCGGTTCTTGTTGCCGTTGAAAATCACGTTGCCCATTACTTTTAAATTCTTAAACAGATTCGCGTTGCCGTTTACTGTGAGTGCGCCGTTGATGACAGAACCATTTCCCTTTCCCTCAAGAAAAAGCTGACTCTTTGTCCACACGACGCTTCCTACAATTGTGGTTGCAAGTAGAAAAATCTTCCCCGGCACTGACATGAAATCGTGGGCTTGCTGTACGGAGCTAAAATCAGCTTTTCCTGCAGCGACGTCGAGTGCTGATCCCACAATCACATCGGCAAAAGCAGTGATCCTTATGGCGTTTTGATCTTTGGTGTCCTTCGTTCCCTGTCGTCTCAATGCATGGATACTGACGATGGAGGTTGTAAGATCCTCTGAGAATCGAATTCTATTTGTGCCAACCTCTCTGTAGAAGAGCGTTTTTACGGGATCGAGTCCGGCATAATATCTGGGCACTTCGAGGCCCTCGACGATAACAGTAAGATCACCATTGGGTTTTCCGAGATTTACATTTGGAACGAATGAAAAACCGAGTTCGACTTCACTGACGTTTTGAGCAAGTGGCACATCAAAGACCGTGGAAATTCCTAAAATGCCGTTGGCGTTTGTACCGTCGCTGATAATGAATCCTGAATCGATGTATCCGCCGTTATTGAAGCCTTCGAGTTCGTAGATACTTGCTTTGTAATCCAGAAGATTTGCGGCAGTAACAACGAGATCATTAGTGGGACTGCAGAAAAAGACAAAAAAGCATCGCTCGTTATTTGTCGAAGTTGGGAATGCAATCTTCGGCAGAGTGCCGGAAGCAAGAGGACGTTCAAGTGGCTGTGAAAAAGTCGATGACAATGGTTGGCTTAGGTCAGCAACAAGACCGACACTTGAACCCGCAACGGCAATTCGGGCCGCTTGATCCAGATCAGGGAACATATCGTTTGGGGCGAGACTATCTTCATAGCGAACAATTGCTTCGGCTAGATCCCTTGGACCAAATATTTTAGAAAATGGTAAATTGTCGAGAAGCCCAGTGGGGTCACCTAAGTTGACAAGATCCTTTGTCCACACGGCTTGAGAAAACATGATGGGTGCAACAGTGAAGACCTGCGAGAAAGGTGTATCAATCACATAGTCTGTGGGACCTTGAACAATTGTGATCCTGCGAAACTCAGGATCGGTGATTTGCTCAAACTGCTCGTAAAAAAGAATACTTGTGCTGTCGAGCAGAGACCATACGGAACCATTGTAATTATATTTTCCCTGACCGACTCCGCCGCTATCCTCAAGGATGCGAACAAGATTACCTGAAACAAACCCTGATAGATAAGTCGCATCACCCTCAAACACCAAGAACTTAGGACCACTCACAACTTTGTTTCCAATGGGAAAGTTGAAAGCTGTCACGCTCACTGTGAATGAAGATGCAGGGATGGTGATAGACGCGATCACATCAAGCGGATTGGTGGAAGGAAGGCCGCCTACAGCCTCAACCAATTTAACAATGATATTTCCGACGGGGTTCCCACTTCGAAATCCTTTGATGACGAACTTATTGATCTTCTGGCCAGTGAAGTTAAAGTTCCAGGCAAGTGCTCTTTGCGCAACATTGTTGATGTCATCTCCGCCATTTTGAAACGTCTGGTTGACGGTTCGAATTACACCCGGCCAGTAGACAACGTCTCCAACTTGAAGTGTGAACGAAGGCACACCGCTTGGAACGATCTTGTGATCGCCGGGTACACCCTCGGTGAGTGTCGACATGCTTGGCGTAACAACATCTTGGCCCGGTACTCTTGGAACTTCAGCAGCAAAATTTGTCGTATGCTTAACGGTTCTGAAAAGCTGGAAGTCATCATAGGCCCCGGACATTGATTCCGTGGCATCGTGCTTAGATCCAAGCGACATTGTGCTGTTAAAGAAGAGGAAGTTTTGATCGCTCGTCAGATTAACTGCAGCTGATCCGATCAACAGTCCATTGACAAAAAAGCGTTGGACGTTGGTGACGTAATCATAATCGAATTCGATCTCGTAAGTTTGGCCATTCACTATTGCCGGAAAGTTGCCGAAATTTGTATTGAAAATATTGTTGCTGGAGTCAACCGAGGTTACTTGGACGATTCCAGTCGTCGCCAATAGTCTCAACGTAATTTCAGATTGGTTACCCGTGTCCTTGGCTCCAAACCAAGACTTATTGGTTCCAGGAAATCCGCTGAAGTCAGGTGTCCACTTGAAACGAATGGTTCCAATATCGTCATTAAGCCCTTGCCCGAAGTTTGCATATTGAGCACGACCGCCGCCTCCAGGAACATTAAGGCGGTTTGAGGAGATAGTCGCACCACCAGTTAAAACTCTCGCAGGAGCGCCAGCTGCAAAGTCTGCATTGGTCGAGGCATTGACGAACGTATCTCTGAAAGTTTCATCAACGACTGAAAGAACTCGCGGGATTTCACCCGCAAAGTTGGTGGTGTGCTGAATGGTCTTAAAGATTTGTAAATCATCGAACTGGAAGTTGCCTGAGAAGTTTCCGTTGCCATCAGATCCCAACACAAAGTTCGCACTGACTGTATAGCTGGCGCTTCGAGAAATGGTGCCCGTGTGAGTGGCACCCACTTGAACGCCGTTGACAAAAAGTCTTTGAGCGCCAGAAACGAAATCGTAACTAAATTCTACTTCGCATTCGACACCAGGGGTAACGCTAGGGATGCCAAAGTTTGAATTGATATTGGTAAAACCGACGCTGTCGAATGCTTGATAAGTGAGTGCGCCGGAAGGTTGGCGCTGAAGCATTAGTGCGTTTTCTGCCGCAGGCTCTTTTGCTTCAAAGAGAACCTGAAATCCTCCAGGTGCATTCGGAATCCATTTAAATCTGATCGTTCCAACGCGGGGGTTGATGTTTCCATCAGGTCCCGCTGTAAATGCTTGAATTCGGGTGCCGCCCGAAGAGCCAGAAGTGGTGGTCAGTTTTCCGGGGTTGGCGGTAATATTGCCGCCGCCTAAGAAGAAAAAGCGTTCATCACCTTTTGAAATCAATGCTTCGAGCAAAACACCCACGCCTGCAAAATCGCAGCGAAGGAGTTCAATGTTGTTGAACGGGTCAGGAACTGTTTTAACCAGAGTATTGAGGGAGACCACAAGTTGCGGCTGATTGATCCCGCCTTCTGTGGTGCCAAATGTAATATTAAAACCTGCGGCTTCACTGCCGACGATGTTCAAAGACGAAGAGTCAATGGACGACAATGCTTCCAGAAATCCGATCAACCCTGCAGCGTTGGTGCCCGCAGGAATGTTTGTCGTTTCATTCCCATCATGGCTGAGACGATAGAAGCCTCCCGTCGGAACCGCACTAAATATCAGGCGCTGAACTTCGTTGACTTGATTGATGATGGTAACGGATGCCGTTTTTGATTTGTCACACTGAAGGCGATATGCACCATCAGTGTCGTGATTCGCATTAGTTAGAGGGTCGTTGACCTTTGATGTGGGGTCAGCAGGAGGAGTTGTGAGATCATCGGTGACCGCTGCTTCAAAACCGTCTTCTGGCTCAATCGGTGCTCCGCCACCTCCGCTTACTACTGGAGCGGGAGAGCCGCCACCCTTTGCTCCGAACCTTACGATATTTGATTCTGAGACAGGCAGGATTGTTCCGGCACCACCTGCACCGTTGTCTCGAACGACAAGAATGCCAATCGGTAAATTATCTCCGAGGTCTGGATCGTTGGCAGCTCCTTCCGTTGCACCATCATTTGTTGGCAATACAACAACGAGTTCATTGTTGTCGTCGAGACCAAGTCCGTATTTGAAGAAGCGATTGGGAGCAGAGGGTGTATAGGGAGTGAAGTTCGCTCCGCCTCCTGTTACCACGCCTGTTGCGAAGTTCGCGGTGCCTCCGGGATAAACAACGACCTCGCCATTATTTGTCAGAGCAAATTTACTGGAATCAGCAGCGAGAATTTGTGCCGGATCAATAATTACAGCCGTGTTATTCGGATTGTTGGGCCGTACCTTTAAAAGCTTTCTTGATAAAGTTTCGTCGTAGGCTTCGTTGAGGCTGGCGTTGACGACGATAAGAGTGGTGTCCGCTTTCTTATAAGCTGCGCCAACTGCAGTTAGCTGATCACGGGCTGCCTTATGATCTCCGAACTCATTCACCTCTGTAAGAATCTGTCCGCCATGCCTTGTAATCTTAAACGACTCGGCAAGATCATTGTTGTCTGAATCAAGATCAATAGAGAGAAGGCTTGATGGCAAAGATATATTTGTGCCGAAGAAATTTATATCTCCGTTTTGAAGAAGCTCGAAAAGGGTTTGGAGACCACCGTTTTTGGTGATTCTGAAAGTCTCCCCCACAGCGAGATTGTCGGTATCAAGATCAATATTGAAGATCGGATTTTTAGCTAGGATATTTCCGAACAACCATAGATTGCCCGACTCTAAAATTCGGAAAACTTCATTTAGGGGATCGGCGGAGTTGTTATAGAACTGATAACCATGTCCCGTGCCGTTGTTGTCACTGTCGATTAAGAAAATCATGTCAGTCAGCGATTGTAGTTTTGCATTTAGGGTGACTACATCGACGTTGATGTCATCACCTAAAGTTGAGCTACCTTTTATATTCTGATCGCCTTCGACGATAATCGTAGATTGAAAGACAGAGTTAACGGCGGCAATATTTTGAAAGTAAGCGTTCCCGTGAGCGTCGATGAATGCAATAGGGTTTCCCAATGCATTTCTGAGTCGCCATTTAATCCCTTGGATTCCTGATCCTCCCGAAGAAGGGAAGAGGGTATGCACGACTGGAACGTCGGGAGAATCTTCGTCACTTGCATTAACCTGGGTGTCGAGTTGAACGCCAGGGACAATTTGCTTGGTAGTAATTCTCTCTGGCGTGATCAAAGTGTGAGTGCCGTCAACGGAACTATGCTCTTCAAAGAAAAGTGAAACAAGACTTGGGAAACTCACCGCATGATTGTTGACGTCGGTTTCATCAAAAGAACTTGGAGTGTTGCCAGGGCCTGCGCCGGTGACAATGCCCAGGAACAGAATATTGTTGTCGAGGCGCAGATCAGTGTTTCGTCGAACGGTTGGCCCTTTTAGAAATACCTGATAGTCCGAAGGGTCCGTTGAAATATTGCCGAGGGTTTGACCGAGAGCCGTGAGTGTCTCGATCTTGTTGTTCACTCCATCCCAAATCACGGTCAATTCTTCAAAAGCCTGGGCCTGATTCTGAGCCCGCTTAAGCCATACAACGGCCTTTCTGCCCGCATGACTGACACCAGGTTCGCAAACACTATCAATAATCAGAGTCAGGGTTTCATCACCGTCATCGTTGACGGAGTTTGGGTCTGCGACTTCGCCAACTGATTCCTCTTTGAAAGTATATTTGATCTCACCCGTTCGGACGTTGATCTCTGTTTCGCGGGGAACATAGTTAAATCTGAGGCCAACGTAATAAGGAATCGCGAGCGCATTCTCAAAAGAAACAAGGTTTGCGTCGATGGGATCAAGGATCAGGTAGTTTCCTTTAGCGCCATCGGTGCCTCGCAGTGGAGAGGAAATATCAAATGTCTCAGGTGCGGAGGCCGAAAGAATATTTGAGATAAGAATGTTCGGCTCAAAAACACCATTAACAGGAAATAGCTTAGTAAATACGTCGTGAGTTTTCTGTTCGAGAAAATCAAAGAAGTTCTCGGTGATCTGCTGCTGAGTCAGGAACTTTTTAAGGTATATGTCGACTTTTCGATTACCTGTAGCCATTCTTTTGCTTTCCTAACAGTTTATGTGATACATTGTATCACCTTAAATATTTAAACTCACCCCAAAACTCACAAATTAAACCCCGGCAGCACATGCCTCACATCAATTGGAAGTTGAAGCATCTCGATCTCTCCGGTTTGCATGGTCGTGCCAGCGGTGGTCTTAAATCCGAACTTCCCTTTTTCAAAACTTGCATCCCTCAATGAATGGACCCGATTGCTATCAAAATAGGTCTGAAGCAATGTGTCGTTAGAAAGGGAGTCAAAACTCGTTTGAATCGTAAAGATGTAGGAGGCCTCCGGCACAATATCCACAGGGACAGGAGCGCCGATTTGGACAGAAATTCCTCCCACGGTCTTATGAAGTGAAAGCTGGCGGTTAACCGTGTCTGCCCGGTATTCGTAAAAGTTGTTCAGGTCTTGAACGAAAAAAAGAACAGAGAAAACTCCCCCGACAGGTAGAGTGTCATTTGCCTTTACCTGGAGCACGATGTCCTTAAAGTCCTCATCTCCCAAAACGTCTGTGGCGACTATCGAGTTTGGGGCAATCTCCAGCTGCTTATCCACATTGACTAGGGAGCTTCCGGCAAGGTTTACGAAGCGCCCACTTCCACTACTGAAGTCTTCAAAGAAGCTAATGAAAATGGCATTTACTCTTTCAGAGCTTGGTCGCATCAGATTCAAGATTCGAAGCATAAGAATCTTATTCAGATCCCCTTCATCGACAATGCGAACATCAGAGTAAAATTCATCGAGCTGCTCTTCGATGTATTCAATGAAACCTGTGATGGGAACAGTGAGTGTGGGTAGGTTTACGAGGTAAACGTCATTTAGCGAAACTCTTAGGTTGTCGATGTCTGCAAGCAGGTTATTCACAATAACGCCAGAACCGCCAACCACGATTTGACCGCCATTGGTTAAATCTCCCAGTGGACCAAGTGGAACAATAGGTGTCGATTCCGCACCTCCATAGTAGAGTCTTGCACCTGCGCTACGATCAACGACAAGGGCTAAGTGTCTCGGCTGTCCGTCGTCAATATCAGCAATTGGAGCAAGAGTGTTACTCACCACATTCACTCCATCATTTAGGTGAAAGGAGATGGAGTTGGCTGCGGGATCGATGTTGATTTCAACACCCTTGCCAGAGAAATCTTTTTTATAGAAAACTGTCTTTGAGGTTTGTGAAGTATCAATTCGTAAAAATAGCTCGATAGTAAAATCGCCGCTTAGTTCATACTTTGACGTATTTGGAAGAGAGATCACCCCACCTTGAAGTTTTGCGTACTTGTGACTGCCTTGTGGAAATCCAGTCGGTGGAGTTTGAAAAAATCCAATCGGTCCACTTGAAGTCGCGTGATTAACTGTCAGACTTCTATCTTTCAGATTCCCTTCGAAAGTTAAAAGGCAAACGACATTGTTCGATGGGTCCTGGCTCGTCTCAACCCCTGGAACAGAAATGAGCCAAGAATCTTCACCCAGCTGCTCTTCACCGAATGCTTTCTCGCCAACTATAAGCCGAAAATCAAACCAGTTAAAAACTCGCACTGACTTTCCAGTGAAGATGCGAACAATATCTTGATACCCAGGCTCAGTTCCTTTTTCATTCCAAATGGGAATTCCGACTGAGATCAGTTTTCTAAGATCCGCCTCGGTCAAATCTTGGGTGATATTGTTAAGCTCCTTAGTGAAGCCCACATGATCTTTCAAATAGACTAGAAGATCGGCCCTGGTCTTTGCCGGATTCTTAATATTCTTAAGCTCTTCACGTTTGGCTGAAATCTGCTCGAAGATCGCCTGGGGGCCTGTTAAGAATCGCTCAAGAAAATTGTCTCCCTGCTCCACATCCAGAAGTCGAAGCGGTCGATGGAGGAAGGTGAAAACATCGTGCTGAAAGTTAGGGTCAATCTTCGCCATATTTTAAATCACCACAATGTTGATGTTACCCGCCAGTGGAAGCTCCCTGGTGGTGAGCTGAATGTCAGTTGCTGGTAGGTTCAAGATCACCTTCTTAATATTGATCGGATCCACATTAGTAATCTCCGCAATGATCGTGGACCTTGGAATCTCTGAAGCAAAAGCCCACCGTTTGGTTACACCGTCATTGAATGTCGCTTCTGGATTTAGCAAAGCAGAGACTGCGTTTTTAATAGTCTCTGCATTACCACCTGTGACAATGGCATCAATGTTGATAATCCGTGGAGTGTAATTCACCACTGTGACTTCGTGATTCGACAAAATTGTGGGCTTGATTCCCTTTGGCTTATTGCCGTTAAAAAAATCTCTCAGCTCTTCCCGTTGCGCTTCAGTTAGAAGGGCACCACCAGGGCCAACGACCACAAGCTCAATGGTTTTCACTCCGAAGGTTTCTTCGATGGCAAGGCCACGAGCTACAATCCGACTTCCTGTGCTTGCGATGAATTTTGTCGCAAGCTCTTCGAAATCAGTTCGAACTATGGCCTGGTTTCTTGTTCTGACTGTTGCAGGGCCTTCAATCTTGATCCTTGCAAAGTCCTCTGGAGTGGAGCCTTCTTTCACGTTGTAACCAATGGCCTGTCGTGGATTGAAAACACGGTTGACGAAGCTAATGGCACTCTTGTTCACAGTGACAGTGTTAGCTCCGACATTTCCGTCAATATCGGCACCGATGCGGTAAATGGCTCTGATGTTGTCAATGCCAGGAGACGGAATCTTGCCGCTCTTGCCATCACCAAAGCGAACTGTGGCGGTGTCATCACCTTTGATTTCAAGCTCGTAGTCTTTGGAAACTGATGTGGAGTTGAGAAAGTTTTCGACAAGGTTCCACTTTTGAAAGCCAGAGCCTTCGTTGACCTCAACAATTAAAGTGCCTTCAATGAGCGGCCTAAAGGTAAGAGTGAATTCTTGCTTAGGAGCACCGTTCGAGCTACCAAGAGGATCTTCTGCTACTGTTTGGCCCTGAACAATCGGGACAAGTAAAAACTGTTTTCCCGTGTCGATTCGAATTTCATCGACGTTGGGATTTATGGGTGAGGCCACTTTCAACACGCGGAATCTCAGCCAATGTCCATTAACGGCGTTGATGCTGGTCTTGAGCCAGTTCTGTGATTGATTCTGAGGAAGAGAGTAAACGACTTTCCCGTCCTCCGAGAGGAGGCCGGACTCATCAGTTAGGTCACTCACTTCATTCCAGATTGTTCCAACCACATAGGCTTGTTCATCTAGGTTTACGACTGCTTGGCCGAGTAAGCCCGTTGTTCGAATGATATTTTTTCCGCCCACGAACTGACTCACAACAGTTTCTGCTGCACCGGATGACGATAGAACCACTCGCACAACAGTGTTTCTTCGATCTTGAGTGCCAAGAAGGGTGGTCAACTCAAACTCAAGGTTAGAACCAAGGTTAATCACCACGTCGGGTTTCGCGTCTTCAAGGTTGCCGTCGTAAAATTCCCAAACGCCGTCAATACCACTTGCGGGGGTGTTTAAGATAAATTCAACCGTGTCCCACATGATATCCGCGTGGGCGATGTAGAGAATATCTCCGGCCTTCGGAGTGTCGTCGAAAAGATCAAAGAACACTCCCGGCGTTGAGGCGACACCTGCGCGATTCAGACCAAATCCAGCGTTTCTTACATCGAAGTTTGGAGTCGGATTGTCCGACGCTGTTACAACAATTTGCTCTACACTTTGAGTGAGTGGGACTAGCGAAATGGTGTTCACGCCATCGTGAACAGCAAAGATTTTGTCTTTAATATTTTCGGAAACGGCACCGTTGATAGCGGTAACGAGATTGGAGAGAGTGGCCGGAATTGTAAGACCAGCGGTCCATTCCACTCCAAAGCGGAACTCAACTCCCGCAATAGTCACCTTGTCCAAAGGGTCAAAGACGTTTGAGAGGATTTTTATCTTCCCTGCTGTAAAAGTGAAAACTGCTGTCGGCTTGTCAGTAGGGCTAATGGTAAAGCTGCTGTTGGTTTCAAAAATGATCTGAGGACTTTCCTCTGTTTCGACAGTTCCAAACTGCGAATTGAGTGGAACGATATTCGTTGGAACTGTGAAGACCTTTGAGAATTCCAATATCTCATCCGTTTGCGACGGTGTGGCTTGTCTAAGTTTCACGGCAATAAGACTTAGCTCTGATCTCACCGATTCAAGAAGCCGGGCGGTCGCAAAGAAAGACTCCGTGGCCTGAATATCTAAAAGGACGTTGTTAAGGTGTCCCACCAGGGCAAACGCACTTAAAAGTTGAATATAGGGTTCATGCTCATTTTCATCAGTGATCTCCGGCACGTTTTGCCGTTTGAACTGAATAAGCGCACGAAAAATTTCAGGATAGTAAAATCCTGAAAAATCAAAATCGGGTATTTGTATCTCTTTTGCCTCTGCCATATTTTACCTCGTAAACCTCGGCGAGAACTCCTCAACCTTGTTTGTTTCAATATCGATGTACTTGATGCTGACTTCGAGTTCGCCCTCAACGTCTTCCTTAAATGTGATTGGTTCATTGGGAATAAGAACGATTCGATCAGAGAGTTGACCGATAATTTTCTCAATTTCTCTTTGCACTTGTGCGCGAGTTGCGACGTCTTTAATTTTAAAAATCAGGTTTCCAATACCGAGTCTTTGAAATGGGTTATCGTCGCCACCTTCAGAAAGAGCCAGGAGCAGAATCTTTTTGTTCTGCTTAGAGCTGCTGGATTCGACTGCGGCTCCCCCAGATTTATCGACGCCGACGGGGATCTTTAAGCCTGTGGCCATATCTTCTCCAAAGTTCGTTTAATGAGCTTCACTCTCTGCCGAAATTGTCTCTTCACACACTTCGGACAAAAGAGAAGCTCCTCTCCTGCGTCGCTCTTCGCTTTACGAACGGCTTCCTGGGCTTTAATTCTTACGCCGCAGTGATAGCAATTTACGAACCTGACGCGCTCCTTATTCATACGATCATCCCATTTCCTTGAGACATTCCCGCACCTGATCCACTTCCAGGAGCAGCAACTCCCATGACCGAATCTCCTGTGAACATGGAACTCAAAAGCCAAATAGAAAATTGTTCGACGATGGTGTCCTCGATTGCCTGATTCAAAATGTGAAGCGATGCCTTGGGCAGATCAAAGGGAGAGCTTAGGCGAGATTCAATTTCAGATTTTATACTTGCTGGACTCGTGCCTGAACCCAAAGTTCCAATTGGCGCGGGTGGTGTCGCTCCTGTAGCATTAAAAGACCCAGGAGAGAGTGGTGTAGCCGTTGAACTTCCGAGGTAGGGAACTGCGCTAAAAACAAAACTTGTCGTCCAGAGATTGAATTTTTCTTTGAAGACGTCCTTTAGAACTCCGACATATTGTTCAAAGGCAGGAGCTGAGTAGGTGCTGACTGCGATTTCAAGGGGCGAGCCTTCAGTGATTGTGCCGCCACCACCAGTCCCACTCCAGACACCAATGCCCAAACCTGTGACGTTATTCTTGCCTCCGGTGAGGCCCGATTGCCAGCTGCTCCACTGAGAGGCAAGTTGGCTCGACAGATCATTTAAGAACTGATTGAAACTCGAATGCCGTGGAGATTGAAACGGAGGAGTCAGCCTCCCGTCGATACCACTAAAAATGACTGAACTGCTAGGCGCTGGCATCATTTGCTCGCTTTCACTGTGCTACTGCCCACCTGAATCGGAGCACCAGTAAAATCGCTGATTGCACTTGGCGTGGTAAGAACTTGTTCAAGAGCCCCACCGCCATCGATGTCGATCATGTTTCCTTTTACGGTGACTTTCCCTTGGGCGATCACCTTCGTTTCACCTTGAGCATTGATTTCGACATTGCCCGTGACGTTGATGACTTTTTTTCCACTGACTGTTTCTGTACAATCAGCGCCAATGTTTTGAACGAAGTTCGCGGCCACTTCGCTTACTTTGTCTTTGATTATTTTTTCGATCCAGTTGCCGTCCTTATCCCACTGTAAGATCGTTCCGATCTTGTGAGAAAGCTGCACCAACTCTTCTCCTTCCTTATCGTCAAAAAGGAAAAGGTGACCACGGTTGGATTTCCAACCCATGCGTCTGGTGTAATTTATTTTGAATTCTTCAGCGATATCTGCGGCATTGCTATAAATCATGCAGCGCCAACGCGGTTCTGGGACCTCTACGTCTGCGGTATCAAAGGTTCCGTCATCAACCAAAATTTCAACTTCGATTTCGTCTCCGACTTGCGGAACAAAGAAAAGACCTGCGCCTTTGGTCGATGCAAATGGAAAGCAGGGAAGTGCTGGCTCTGGATACTCCCCATCAAATAAAGTCGGCGCGTTGAAAAACACTCCTCCGCGTAGAGCAACGCCTAGATCGAGATCCGTGTTCCTGGTCACAATGGCGTTATGAATTTCTTTTTTTGCCATCAGTCCTCCTCTGCACTTATCCCCGCAAGGCCAGGGAAATTAGTGATGGCCGGAGGTTTGGGACTTTTCACGCGCTCTTGCTTAAATTTCTGAATGCGCTCGTCGCTTTCACTGATGTTAAATGCGGGAGGAGCTTGCACAATAGAGTCTTCGATCACACGTCTGCAGGCAAATTCAGTGATATAAGGACTGTCCTTGCCCATTCTGTGTGTCACTTGGGTGAAATAATATTTCCCTGAAAGTTCGTTACCAATTCCTAAGAGATTGTGAACTTGTCGAGATTGAAGAACTTCTGTGCCAATGACAACACCTCGGCCAGTGACAAAGTGTTCCTTTTGTCTCTTAATGAACTCCTCAATGGCTTGTCTGATTTGAAATTCGTTTTTGAACCGCTTGTTCGGAGGAAACCTGAAACTTCTTCCGAAGGCTTTGAAGGCAACTGTCACGCCATCAGAGTTGATGGGCTTAGGAGAGAACGCCTTGGCTCCGAAACGTCTTTCTTGGAGTTCCTTAAGCTGCTTTTGCGAATCGCTATCTAGCCTCTTAAAGAACTCCATTTTAGCACCCGTGACTTCTTTGTCTTTGATCAGAAAGATTTCGAAGTCGCTACTTTGATCATGGGCATCTAAGGTGGGTGAAAATGAAAGTAAAGTATTTCGGTAAGCTGCTTCGCCCTCATTATATACAAAGGAAAATACCTCCTTCTGCTTTGACAGCGCAGGAGGCTGAAAAAACAGAACAAACTTCTTTTGAAGAGAATCAAATTTTGAAAAGAGATCGTAGCCGTTGATGTCGGCGATCTTTTTCAAATATTCGTAGTCGCTGATTCCACGGGCTTGCACAGCGCGACTATGGACACCCTTGGTTTTTTTAATATTCTCGTAGGACCTCGGATCCTTCGTTGAAATCTCAAAGCCGTTTCGTGCCCCAATGATCGAAGCAATTTGACTGTCACGATAACCCTTGTATGAGACACCGCCCTTGGGTCTGCGACGAGCCGCCTGGTGGAGTAAATCAAAGCCCTCAACAATGAGAGAGGGAACTCCATCAGAAGGGAAGTCAGGAGTTTTCTTTACAAGCGAGGCTGCGCCAACGGTAAATAGGGAGTTTCCATAGCCCATTAAGACTTCGATGTAGTGGCCTTCGGCGAATAATTTTGAATCAATGAACGATAAGACCGATCTCTCACCATCAGAGTCGATTTGGTTTTGAAGTTTAATTTCGAGCCTATCAAACTGGTCCGAGTTGTCTTCGTAAGTGACCTCAGAAATATAGCGCTTCACGTCTTCAGTGATCGTAAAGGGCTGTGCTCCACGGCCAGCGCGAACAATCAACTCAAAGGTGGGCGCATGAAAATCCCTTTCCACCTTCAAGTTAGAGGAGACTTGCTTTGAAGCCCCTGCGTTCATTGCGCCCGAATTGATAAGTGATACGATCCCCAAGTTCTAAATCTCCTATACAAAAATTGTCGTCGGACGGTTTCTCTCAAGAAGTTTCAATTCCCGAAGAGAAAGATTTTCCTGTGTGTTTCTTAGAGAAATGCTCTGTTGTGTAACTGGAATTTGAATGATCTCAGAGGGCTCAACGAGATTGACCTTGTCGCCTGCTTTAATGTTTGCAATATCGGGCTGTGAGCGACGTAAAATATCTCCTAAGAGGGCGTTCCCATACTCAAGGGCCGCAATCGATTCAAAAGTCTGACCCTGTTTAGCAGTAACTACTCTTCCGATGGTGTGAAGGGATCCACCTGGAATATTGATCAAACGCTTTACCTGTTGGGCAATACCCACACCACCAACAACTACGCCTGCCGCAAATTTAATTTGAGAAGCAAGCGAAGTCGCCGCATTGCCAACCGCTTTGTCTTCAATGACCTGAAGCTCTAAATCAACAATGGCTCCTCTGAGTGAACCATCGATTCGAAGCTCGTCGTACCTGAGCCTCACGCCGCGCACAAAGCAGGTGAAGCTAATTTCAGTCCCTGCTGAAAACAGAAATTTCGGTGCGCGTTTCAGCGTGGAATCACGCCTTGCGAATGACTTAAGTAAATTAACCTGTTGCTTGATATTCTTGAAGCTGTTGGATGCCCACAGCCTCGTAGTGAAAGAAAATCTTTCGGCCTCGCCCCTGATCCACTGAAAGTCAGGAGAGCCTTTATTGACCGTCGTTGTCTCTCCAAGAAATGCTCCAACCGTCTCTTCCATTTCTTGAGCTAGAAATTGGCCTTCAAATTCTTTTTCAAATCCGGCATCAATACCCGTGAGCTTCCAGGTCTTTCCTCCGAATCCAAACAACTCTCCGACAACGTCTAAAAAGCCCATCATCTCACCCCAAAGCTAAGGCCATTTTGAATGGACCGACGCTTAACCAAGGGATCTATGGCTCTACCATTCGCTTCGGAATTATCGATCATGGCGCGAGTTAAAATAATGTTGAGGTCTTTGCCTGAAATTTTCGTTTCAAGTTTTCCGTTCAAGACCACAGATTGCGAACCTCCGCCTTGAGCCGGTGCCTGGCGAGAACTTTTAAGTGCTTGAATGATCTCTTCGCTTGGAGGAGCCGAGATCGCTTTTTGTTTGATGCTCTCAGACTGCAGTTTCTGATTTTCTATTCCAGTTTGAAGGAATTCTGGCACAAGCTTTGTCGGTGTAGACTGCGGAGTTTCAAATCCTGCGGAGAACACGTTTTGAAGTTTGGCTCCCGATTCATCGCCTGCTGACTCGGCCTCTTTTGCCTTCCCAAAGAACTTATCTTTAAGGCCGCCGAACATGCCGACCGTTCGTTCAAAGAGGCTCGGCCCTTTCAACAGGCCCACTTTCCTTAACAAGAAGTCGATACCGAACACCACCGCACCGATTGCGGCACCAATCGCAGCAATTTTAAGAGCTACGAGCCCAACTGGTCCCATGAGAGCCAAAACGCCCACACGGAGAATCGACATCGCGGGACCTGCGATTGTGGACAGAAGAGAAAGCATTTTAGTAACGGTGAATAGTCCGCCCATGCTGAGAAGTCTTAAGGCACTGAAAGCAAATCCAGCAGTCGATCCTAAAATTGAAACACTTGCTGATACGAGGCTGAAGAGAGATGCGACACTTGAAATAATTGGGGCTATCACAAGAAATCCAACTGAGATCGCGCCAATCACGGGACCGACAACGGCACCAACTACAAGAATCTTTGCGGCGAGTTTTCCAAACTCTTGCGCGGTCATTCCTGTTTCACCCAAGATGGGACGTAAGAAATTTTGAATCGTCGTGAAGGTTTCCCTGGCTGTAACTTTTAGCTCTTGAAGTCCTTGAATGAATCCTTGTGCAAATTCTGTCGAAGCCTGAAGAAGTCCAGCAAACTGATTATTTTTTAAATCATCAAGAGCTTGTCCGGTGATTTGCTTTCCAGAAGCCGCTTGTTGAAAGCCTAGAGCGAATACAGAGAATAAGTCGCCAGCAGCACGAAGAGGCTGGCGCAGTTCTTTTGTGAACTGACTGCCCATCTCAATCGTCAAACTGTCGATAGCTCCACTAAGTTGCTCAACATCTCCTTTGAAGTTATCAAGCCGGATCCGCGCCATTTCTTTTGCAGTCCCTGCAGCTCCGGCAATTTGAAGCCTCATTGCAACAAGTGTGGGGAGTGTTTTTCCCATTTCAACGGTGACATTGTCGCCGGTGACTTCAGCTCCTCGCTTGATGGCATCGAAATTTGCCTTCGAGATGGTTGTTGTCTCTAGGAGTTTTGATTGGAACGCACCAAAAGCAGTGGCTCCGCGAATACCGAATATTTCTGCGGCTTGCGCGGTTGCCTCAAGCGGATCTTTAGCTCCTTGAATGGCTTTTGAAGCGTTAGCCATAATGACTTCGAGTGGGAGAAGTTGTTTCACTCCATTGACTGTTCGAATCGTGGCTCGTTCCAGTCCATCCTTCCCTCCAAAGAGCGTGAGAGCTTCCTTCGATGGTTTTGCGAGTTGAAGGATTGCATTCTTTAACGCTGTACCTGCAAGACTTCCCTTAACGCCCGCATTGGCGAGAACGCCCACGGCAGATGCCGTTTCTTCAAGTGAAAGGCCCGCATTCTTGGCAATTGGGGCCACAAACTTCATCGCTTCTCCAAGTTCAAGGAAGTTTGTATTCGTCACTGCCGTTGTGAGAGCCAAAGTATCGGCGACTTTTATTGCGTCACTGGCCGGACGTCCGAATGCACCCAATTGACCAGCCACGATGTCAGCGGCCTCTGCCATGCTAACAGATGAAGATGCTGCAGCATCGAGGACACCTGGAAGAGCCGCGACAATTTGCTCGGCGGTGAATCCGGCTTGCGCTAAAAGCTCGGCTCCCTCTCCCGCCTGTTTTGCCGTAAAGACCGTTGTTGCTCCTAAGCGTTTAGTGACCTCTGTGATCTGCGCCATTTCATCATCATTGGCGAGCAGCACCGCTTTGACGTTTGACATTTGTTGTTCGAAATCCGCTGCAGTTTTCGTCGCAAAGGCAAGGCCCAGAGTCATCGGCGCACTGACAAGTCCAATAGACTGGCCAGCTTTGGCAATTCCGCTTAAAGCTTTGTTGGCCTTAGAAACACTACTCTGAAGATTTTCAAATTTGGACTTCGTGCGCGTGAGCGCAGCTTCTGCCTGAGAGGAGCTAAATTTTAATATTGCGTTAAAATTAAAAGCCATCTGTTACGCACCTACATATTTTCTTCTGCTCGAACTTTGTCCTAAACCATTTTTGACCTTCTCAATTTCGGCGTTTTCTCGTTCCTTCTGGGTTCTCAGTCGTTCAAGCATCCAAGTAAAATCTCGCCGTCTCATCCCCCTGATCTCCGAATATGTAAGGCCGCCATTCATGCCGTACATCAGATTGAAGATGCCCTCCCGTACATCGTCCCTTGGGATTACAGGGACGAAGAATCGAAAAAATAGTTGTAGCTCCAGTCGATCACTCTGTACCACTCGGCCTTGCAGTGAACACAAGTGCCTTTCATGGCCATCAGAGGACCAGCATTATTTTGAGTGATCGCGCTTGAAATCTTCTCGATGTCGACCTTTTTTAATTTCTTGATCACGACGTCGAGGGGATAATTTTTTGTTTTATCTCCCTCTGCCTTCACTTCCACTTGAGTCACACTTGACCGGAAAAGGAGCTGCTTCATTTTGCCAGCGTTGTCTGCGACATCAGACGTCGCTCTCTCCATCGCATCCCATTTGGATACGTCGTAGTGAACGGCTTGCACCACATCACCATTTTCAAGGAGAATTGGCTTAATCAGATCGTAGACATGAACACGTTTGTGGGTTTCATCTTTTTGATGGACCTCAAGAGTTCTAAGATCCGCGATGAAGTCCTTATTGAGCTTCTTGCACGACGGGCACGTCACATCCATCTTTAAGTCGTAACCCAGCTCCTCCGTGCGGAGATAAATGAACATATACATGACGTTTGGAAACTCAAGCTGGTTGAGCGTTAGCACCTTCTGCTCATGAGGTAAGGATTGAAAGTCCTGGCCGCAAAACTGATCAAGGAGTAAACCCATCATTTGGCTCACCAAACTTCCGATATTTTTCACCTTGGACTGAATATCGGAAATCTTCTCTTCAACCTCCATGTCCCATTCAATAAAACTAAAGGATTTGTCCTTTGGCTTTTGAATATTGAGCGTATTTGGAAGGATGGGAAGGTTGGGGCCGAGTTCATCAAGAGTGGTTATCTTGTAAAGCTCTGCATTTTTATTTTCTGTCATTTCGTTTCCTCCAATTAACGGCAAAAGCCATTTTGTTAGGAATTGTTAATTTCAATTTTTAAATCGGCTGAACACTATCTGCCGAAAATGTCCATTCAACGAGAGCGGGTTCGCCTTCGTTTGCATGGTCAAGATCGGGGGTTTTCTTTTTGGTAATCCAAAGACCTAAGATCGAATTTGAGGACGCCACTTGCCCGTGAATATTTCTTTTGATGAGGGTTCCGACCTTTTTATAAGTCGGACTCACGGGGTCTTTTCCCTCTTGAAACCAGAACTCAAGCGCGGCTCGCTCTGCTGTGTGGTGCTCAAACGTCATTCCGGTAAACTCGACAGGCTTTCTGTTTCCACCGGAGGCTTTCGTGCGGTCGGGCAGATCAACCGACTCGTTTTCGACCTCAAACCCACTGAGCTTTGTAAATACAATCGGAGGAAGACCCACGATGATCAGCTCATAGTTATTAACTGGTATGTGGCCCGATTGAACCGTTCCCTGTAATGGCATAAATTATTCTCCCTCGTTAAGCTTCAACACTTTCAGTAACTCCAAGCTCTGAGATCGTGATGATGAACCGTTTGACGGTATCAGCGATCCTGAGTCTCAGCTCTGCGTTCAGATCCCCTTGCGAGCGTGTAAGGTTCGTATTATTTTCGGCGTCGATTTTGATTTGGACCGCGTCAGCTAAGTCCTTTCCTCTAACAGCTCGTTTTGCAAACTCAGGTGTAAAGAACTGGATGAATGCTGAGTGAAGGAGTTTGTCACTTTGCTCATCGTTGATGGCAAAGATGATGAAATCAAAGTTTTCAAGAAACACGTTTTCGACGTGCGAGAGATATTCCCTCTTGTGCTTGAACTTTCTGCCTCCAGAAAGACCGACGGTTTCATCACCCCAAAGAATAAAGTTGCCGTCTTTGATTTTGATAATGTTGATGCCAATGGGATCAAGGAATTCTTCATTGATGGTTTTGCCTTCAAAGCCATCAGGCAGAGCCACGACGTTTGATAGGATCACATCGATCCCGGCTGCGGCCTTATGATAACCCTGAAAATCGTTTGCTACGCGAGCCTCGGCACCGTGGATCGCTCCTGTTTGGCTCGTAAGCTTTAGACCGTTTCCGTTCGGACTTAGAACCTTTGCAAAAGACGGCCATGTTACAACGGCGTAGTCGTTTCGTCCGATTTGATCATTGATGAACTCTTCTGCGGCATCTTCGTTAACAATGCTCGCTGGAACTTCATAGCGATATTGCCAGTTCTGTGCTTCGGCAAGCTCTGCTCCCGCTTTTTGAACAGCAGATGAGGTAACACCTGGAGTGGCCAGTTTCACTAGTCCAAAGTTTCCACCGCGAAGTGATTTAAGAGGTGAGCTATCAGCATCGTAAGCACTCGTGTAGTGAACGTCGCTTATATTGGCGACTCCATCATACCCTTTGCCAAGCTCTTGAACGTATTCGACGCGGAAGTTGTCTCCGGCATCGGCATTTGCAGTCATGTTGGAGCCAGCTTTGACCGTAATGGCGTTCGCCGTGTTTGAAGTAATTTTGAATTTGATCCGACGATCCACTACGTCCGGGATGAGTACACCACCTGCGAGCTTTCCAATCTCAAGGGGGTTGATTAAAATTGTAAGCGTGTCACCAAGGCCGAAGGTTTTCGTTGAATCCTTCGTTGTGTCGACGATCTTAAAACCACTTCCGAAATCATTTGGTGAGACAAAGGCCACACCAGATGTGACGGTAAGACCCGTTAGGAACGGCATTTTTTGGCTCGAATAACTCCAGATTTGATCAATACCACCAGCCAGAGTTGCTGCTCCCCAGGTGGGTTCAGTGGTTCCGGCAGAGACCGTCGCAATCGCGTTTCCGGCCAGGCCCGCCGTTTGTGCAAATAGATTTAAGACAGAGGCTGAGAATTTTTCGGCAAAGACGATGTCCTTCAAAAGTGGATCTACGCTTACGTTGATGAATGCGAGAAGGTTCTCAAGAGACGCTTCAGCATCTGCGCCAATGAGCACTTGTGATTCTGGGGTTACCACCACGGTTTTGAAAGTGATCACTTTGCCGTTGATGGTGACTGTATCTCCATCGGTTGGATTTGCGGCAAAAGTTAAAGCACCAGTTGCTCTTGCTCCGGCAGTCGTCACTTCTAAAGTGACTTCGTCTTGGATGACGGATCCGCCAGGAGTTAATGGATCAACTTTCGCTTTGGCTCCATCTACAGATGAAACAACCTCGTCATGAATTTTCGCAGTCAATACGGTGTCGGTTAGAAGCAGGGATTTCCCAAAGACGTTCGCAGGGCGAATGTCGCTCGTAATGCTTCCGATGTGTTGGTCTACAACCTTGAGCAAGAATTCACTGCTTGAATCGTCATTGATGGATTTGGCAAAATATCGCGGAGAATTGGGATCAGAACTTAAATTGGGAAACTGTTTAACAAGGGTGGAAACTCCACCTTCGATGAGATAAATTTCAAGTCCCCACTCATCAAGAGGATTGTCTTGGCCGTCTTTGATAAGAACGCCGACCGCAAGCCCATCATTTTGCAGTTCAACAGACATTAAAAGGTCAGGACTTCCATTGAGTTCTGCAACCAAGTCAATATCAGAGGGAACCGTTAGCACTCCGAGAGCGGTGTTTGAGAGAATGTCGAAGGATTTTCCTGGCACAGCATTGAATTTTACTTTACCTCCGGCCAGCTCGTCCTTTTTCAAGTCGGCTGGAACAGTCAGAAGAGTAACTGTCGTGGGTGTTACAGAGGCGTAGTTATCAACAAGGAGTCGTTTCTTGCCAGCCCATCTTCCGCCGTTTCCGGCTTGAAATAACAAAGTTGAGGTTCGGGGATCGCGGCGATTTCTTAACTCCAGTTCAGATAGCTTTTCTGAACCATCGGTGATGCGCTGAAGAAAGAGAGTGCCTCGGCCTTGACCAAGTCTGAAGAAATCAAATCCTGCATCGGGCACCAGTGATTCGGGGATAAAACTTCCAGCGCGAAATCTGAAATCTGTTGAGCTAAAGGTGGCGAAGGGTTTTCGGATCGGTCCTTTTTGTAAAATTCCGGTGTAGGCTGTTGATCCGAGTGCGCCTGGCACAATCGATTTCTGCGCCTCTTTTTCGACGATAACAACGCCTGCGCCGCGAGTTGGTCCAAATCTTCGTTCTGCCATATTGATCTCCCTAACTCATGTGTGATACATTGTATCACGTTAGAATTTAAAAAACATGCAAATTCCTTACGTCTTCTATTCCATGCGATGTTTCATATCGTGATCGCAATTTTGACTCCCCCGTCTTTGATCAGTGGAATGTCCACGCTTGGCTTGTGAAAGAATTTGACCGCTAAAATGTCCACCGATCCCGTGGCAATGTTCGTGTCCGAGGCGTCTTGCGACCCTTCGGCCTCTCTCTTGGTCTTTGTCCGGCTGTTGTTGATTTTCTCGCCCACATCCAAGTCATAATCCGTATCCAGGCCGTAGGATTTCAGAGCGTGGTTGGCAGAAAAGAAGCTCGAAATGTCTTGGCTGAGACGCATCTGGTCTAGCTGAAGTCCTGTAAACACTGCGTAATTGATTCGGATTGTTTTCACCTCTGGTGAGAACTGAAGCACACCAGACAGGTTCGGAATATCCCTTACCAAGTCGCCTCCGTGGCCAACTGTATCTTGTGCCGTAAACCCAGCGCGATCTATGGACTCGATTTCTTCAATCACCAGGCTAGGAAATGTGGCGGGTTCAAAATAATCCTGCCCCGTATTCACCATAATTTCCGGGACATATTCAAAAGTGACCTCAATGAGCTTTCCGGCAGGAACAGAGGCTTGAAATTGCACAGTGCCGGGCTCAAATGTAAATCCATCTTGTCTCAAAGTCCCAGGCGTATAGATGTCGAAAAGATTCGTCACCCTCAGTTGATCGTCGGTGATATTATAGGCGCTTCGAATACCTGTGATGTTGTAACTCTTGTTTTCAAGAAGAGCCTTTAGATCAACAGTGGTTCCAGCGACGGATATTGGAAAAACAATTTTTGAAGTCGAGCGAAACTCAGTATTCAATTTCCGAATGAAACTCTCATAAATAATGTCGTCCAAGTAATCGATGTCAAACTCGCCCAAGAGTTTTAGCGAAGTGATTCGTGGAGTAACCTGTGGATTGGTCGTTCGAAGATTAACAATGACTCCGACAGAGCGACTGCCAACGGTCGAAATGGGAAAGGTTGAAATGTTCGCATTTAAATCCGGCTCACTCATCCAATCGGAGGCCGTCGCCACAGCCCATGCAGATCCATTCCAAAAATAATTGTTCGTAGGAGTCTTTAATTTAAATCCAACAAAAGTGCTTATGGGCAACTCGTCACCAATTTTTACCGCTTCAAACTTAAGCCACTTCAAAAGGGCATTGGGTGTTGTCAGAGAGGTTTCAACGCAGAGATCAGCATCCGTTGGGAAAAGACCAGAGGATGCCTTAAGCTCCAGGCGAGGAGTTCTTGGGTCTTCGGAGTTCAGGCGAATCTTTGTGTCATCAGAAAATACCAACGCACTTCTGATACGTTCGTCAAAAATGAAATTCTTAATAAGACGATTGATCATCTATCCCTCTGATCGCCATCTTTAGCTCCAGCTTTTTGAAACGCAGTTTCAAGGGCTTCTCTCCAGATTCTTTTTACCTTTTCTTGGTTGGAAGGATTCTTAAAAACAGACGACAAGAATTTTCTTGGTCTAACTCGAAATTTCGTTCTGCCTTTTCCAGTATTTTGATCAAACGCTCTAAGGGCCGATTTTGCTCGTCGTCCTCCGCGCTCTCTAAGGGCAAAGATAATTGCGGCTCGTACTTGTGGAGTGACGTCGATGGTGTAGCCTTCATGAAGAAGAAGGGCGATCTTTTGCATGTCGTGAGGAGGGCTTGCCACACCACCCGTGGATTTTCGACCCTTCATCACCCCAACTTCAGATTCAAAGCTATTTTTTAAAGTGAAACCGAGAGCATCAAACAGATTCTTCTCTTTCAAAAGGGGAATATCCCCTCGCGTGAGTGCCAAGGTCAGTGGGGAATTTGGCGTGTACCTTCGTCCTTTGATCGCTTCTTTTACTCTGGTGATTAAAAATAAAGAGGCTTTGATTGTGCCTCTTTTAATTTCACGTTCAATAATAGGAAGCGTAGATCCCGCTGTGAGAAATTTCAAAAATACATTTGTGTCCCCAGTAATCTCAATTGATCCCATTATCCAACTGGCTCCCTATCGGAAAAGAAAACCCTAACAAACGCGAAGCCCGTGTCTGAAAAGTGCGAGGACAAATCGCCGACGCTGTGGATGAAATAAAGAAGTTGTTTGAGCGGCTCACCGTGAATCTGCACAATGCGGTCGCCTCGGTTGATCTGTTTGCCTTGGGCTTTGAGATCACCCCTCTTTAGAATGACATATCCCTTCGCCTTCTCACTGGCTCCAAGCTGTGTGGTCTGCATATCTTGATCGAGATTCGCAAAGACGACCTGTGCTGGAATAGTGAATTGGTCCCGAACGACGTGATTGATGATTTCTCGTTTGCCACTGACTCCAGTAGAATAGGGAGTTTGAACCTTATTGATGGATTCAACCACAAGGTCGACGGGTTCGATCAAATCTGGATTTTTATTAAGACCCGCCATTACATGAGATCCTTTTCTCTAATTTCCCGAAAACTGCCGCCGATCAAAATTGGCCTTCGGTATTGGGATATAATTCGATTAAATCTCTCATTGGTGCTGGCCTGAAAAACTTGGGACTGACCCTTCGGTTCAAAAAACTCTTGCTCGTGAATATCAACTTTCATCCGCTTAAGGCTTCCAGTGGTTGGCTCTCCTGCCGCCTGAGCTTCAGGGTTTTCCACAGTTTCAATTACGTCGATCATTGTGGCCTCTTTAATTAAAAGAGGAGTGCTGCCATCAGCCTCTAGGAAACCAAAGTCGCCATCGATCTCTGTAAAAGTGTCCTTTAGAAACACACGATTGGTGAAAGCACCGGAAAATATATTATCCGTTCTGGTGTTGAGTTTAATCCTCGGATTCCACCTGTCGTCTTGAGGTTCGGTGCGACCCTTTAGAGCGAGAAAGTCATTTAGCTTTCCCTCTATAAGTTCTTGTTCCGTACTGTTAATTTTGAGAAATCTAATCCCGATAATGGGTACATTCAAAAATAGAACTGGCGAATTATTGCCTTCAAATTGAAAAACGCCGGATCGCTTATTAAAAAATTGACCCGTCTCACGATCAACTCTCGCCATCGACAAACGAACAAGAGTTTCGCCCCTGTTTTTAGGCACCTCGTCTGAATGAAGAAGCTGTGCCGGGCCATTTTGAATTGGATTTTCAGCTCCGGTTTTCTGAAGACGGATGCGATCTGGAGTAGTTAAGATTTCTTTAATGCAGTCGGTGTAACCTGCCTGCTCTATGACATCACCGATCTTGGGAGTCGGATCTCCACTTGCAACCGTGAAGTCGTAAAAGTCGCCAAGTGTATCTACGACTTTATTCGCAAGAGTGATCGCAGATACTTTGACCTTTGAGGATTTTCCTCGCGCAAGTTCTAAAAGAAGTTCACCGTAGGTGATGTAAGGCCCGATGTTATCCATTAGCCCCACCTTCTTAAGAGAAGTCTTGCCCGCCACAATGTAGCTTGAATACCACCACCAGAAGAGGCGTAGTCGAGATCGATAAAGTGGTTGCCTGCTGCCAGAGTAACAATGGCAAATCCAGACTGGGGCATACGCTGATCTGTCCCGCCAGGGCCTGCGCCGCCCGAATCCGCAGGATTCTCTCTGTGCTCCATGATTGTTTGAGCATTATTAGTTTGAACGCGAGCGAAGAAGTCCGTAGTTTCTGAGTCGTAACCCCACTCGTAATACCATTCGATTTTATATTGTCCTCCAGCAAGACCATTTGCATTCAATGTGAGGCCCGTTTGGAAAGCAGCAGATGCCGTGGTCTGACTTGTATCGATGGCCGCCGAGTTCGCTTCAAAGATCGGGAAAGTATTATGGACGTGATCACTTCTTGCAAAACTGTTTGCCGATCCTTGTGCATTTGCATCCCCTGTATTTTGAGGCGCTGCCGTCGGAATATTGTGAGTATGGTCCGACTTAGCAAGGGATGGCGAAGAGCCAGCGGCGTTGGCTTGATCAGGCGTTTGCGTCGTTGCTGGTCCCGATGCGATGGCGTGGGTATGGTTGGATCGCGCAAAGCTGGGGTTTGACCCTTGAGCGTTCGGTGAGTTGGCATCAAGTCCTACAGCAGACGCCGTTGGAATATTGTGAACATGGTCTGATTTAGCAAGTGAAGCAGCAACACCTAGAGTATTGGCCTGGTCAGGTGTCTGCGCTATAGGCAATCCCGACGCAATTGCATGAGTGTGATTTGATCTCGCAAAACTCGGATTTGAGCCTTGAGCGTTCGGAGAGTTTGCGTCCAGTCCTACTGCAGATGCGGTCGGAATATTGTGTGTGTGATCTGCCTTTGCTAGTGATGTCGATGAACCTGGGGCATTTGCCTGATCAGGTGTTTGTGTCGAAGCAGGGCCAGAGGCAATCGCGTGAGTGTGATTTGACCTCGCAAAACTTGGATTGGAACCTTGAGCATTGGGAGAGTTCGCATCTAATCCAACCGCAGATGCCGTTGGAATATTATGTGTGTGGTCGGCTTTTGCAAATGACGGAGACGCGCCCGCAGCGTTGGCTTGATCTGGAGTTTGCGTTGAGGCAGGTCCCGAAGCCACTGCATGGGTGTGATTTGATCTTGCAAAGCTAGGGTTAGAACCTTGGGCGTTAGGTGAATTGGTATCGAGGCCCACGGCTGAAGCAGTTGGAATATTGTGCGTGTGATCTGCCTTGGCGACAGTATTTGCTATTCCAGCGGCATTGGCTTGATCCGGCGTTTGCGTTGAAGCCGGGCCAGTTGGAATCGGATCCGCACCTGCAGGCGCATGACGATTGCCGTGAGACTCAACGACTACACCGTTATAAGTGCCGACGTTCGAAATATTGTGGCCTTGCCCATCGAGATCGCCTCCAAGCTCAGGCGTTGTATCATCAGAGAGATTCGCCATTGGACCGACGGGACCTTGGGGGCCAGTAATATTGGCGAAGAGACTCCATGTCGTTGGCGAATTCTTCTCGTAAAGATCGCCGTTTGATTTGTCGATGTAAAAATCTTGTTCTCTTCCAAGAGCGGGAGCGGGTGGTCCCGCGCCCTGAAACCAATCTGAACCATCAATGTTGGTAATGAGGTTCCAGACCGTCGGGGCCGTCTTCTCGTAAATGTCTCCTTCATCAATATCGATATAGAAATCCTGAATTCTGCCAAGCGCAGAATTGGGAGGACCGGAACCTTTAAACCAATCCGATCCATCGACATTGCCACGCAAAGTCCAAGTATTGAAATTAACCTTTTCGTAAAAATCGCCCACATCAGAGTCGAGATAAAAGTCACCTGTTCTCCCTAACGCTGGTGCAGGAATTCCGGCACCTGTATGCCATTTCGATCCAAGATTTGAAGTTGAAATCCATTCTAAAAGACCAGCGGCGTTCTTGATGGGAAAAGACTCATTCGAAGCAGGTAAAAACCCCTTCGGAGGATGAAGTTCTGAGTCTGGTAGGTCCTTATGAATTGGCATAAGCTCCCATCATGTTGAGTCAGTGATGAATTCCCCATCGGTTGTCGTCACGAACTGCATATCCGTCGTAGTGATCGCCTTCGTTGGTGAAGTTCCCAAAGCCTCAAGTGTTTCAATCGAAACCAAAGTCCTTAAAATTCTTCCGAGTTTGCCGTTTGAAAAGTACGACATCTCAGAGCCTCCACGCCCACACTCTCACGCTGGCATTTTGCGGAGAGCGAAGCCAAATTTTACCAACGCTCACCCCGTCTAAAACGAGCGGTGAATCGTCTTTAAGAAGTTCCCCGTGAAGAGACGGGCGCTTAAATGAAAGGTCCACTTGGGTGTCAGAATCATTTGAGACGATCAGCCGCGTGGCTTGAAATGGAATCTTGATCTGAGCTTCATCAGGAAACTCAGTTAGACCAATTTCAGATCGCTTGTAGAAAAAATTCTGACTTTCCATGTTCACCACTTATTTAAATGCCCACACGCGCACTTCGGTCACCGCACCAGATGCTTGTTTCAAAGCAATCCGATTGGCCTCAAGACCTTCAAAGTTCACCAATCCATCAGTAGGTTTTATGCGGCCATCGATGCGAGTGTCGTCTGCACCGTTAAGAACAAAATCAAGCTCACCGCCAACGACTGCGATCTTGATGTGCCTAGAGGAGAATTTGAAATCAAAGGCATTGTCTTTGTAATTCGCGGTCAGCGCCGTGAGTCGTTCGTAAAAGAAATTTCCTCTATTTGTGCTCATTCAAAATCCCTCGATTCCGATAAACGTCTTTTGAAAACATCTGTTTTCCGACGAAACTCATTGTTGTTCTGGAGAGAATGGGGGGCTTAGGGTCTTCGTATGTGTAGACAAGAAGTTCGAGTTTTACTTCGTCGGCATGAACGATAAGACGCTCGCCGAGTTTTCGCTCTGAACCATCTTTGGTGTTGAAAACACTTTCTGCATACACATTCACTTTCCTAAAGTTCTTCGGGTATTGAAACGTGTGGAATTTCTTTTCGTGCAAGATTCCGATTCCGGTAATCCTGCTTTGAAAATCCTGAAGGGATGACCACTCAAGCCATTGCTGGTAATCAGAGGCGCTATTGAGATCAAATGATAATACTTTTCCATCATTCAAATTCACCTTGATCACTGAAAACACACCCCTTCATTACCGTTTACACACCCTCAAAGCCTTTCCCTTTCTTCTTCCATTTTTTCTCGTAGTTAGAGGCTTCCTCTTGGACTTCCTCTCTTGGCTGTTCTTGGGCCACCTCGGACTTGTGAACCTCTGGAGCTTGAGGCTTCGGAGATTCTTTTCTTTCTCTCGGAGTGGGGGTCACCTTGAGAAGTTTGAAAATGTCGGCTCTCTTATCCTTTAGATAGGAAAGTTCAGCCGTCGTGATTTCAATAAGCCTTCGCGGATAAAGGTGAAGAGCGCCTTGAACGGACCTTTCACAGTCTTTCGGGAAGCCATCAATAAAGAGAGGGTGATCTCCTAAGAATTGAACCGATGTTTTTTGATTATGCATTTACATCATCCTCGTGATCGCCCTCGTCATCCTCATCATTATCGTGGTCTTCGTCCTCCGTCTTTTCGGGCAGCGTTCGCTTTACGAACTTTTTAGTGCCGCCATCGGAACTCTCTGACCGTCTAGGATCGGGTTGCGATGACGGGAGACGTTTCACGAGAAAATAGCCATTGGCTTCGAACTGTTTGATTAACTCCTCACCCTTAACGACCTGTGGAACATCTTTGAGCCAGGTTTTTTTGTTAAAGGTATAGGACTCACAGCCCCGCAGAATCACTCTTGCACTTGTCATTTAAGAACTCCTTCTTGGTTTAAATTTCTATTACGCAAGACCCACGTTGATTCCGAGTACAACGGCGTCCGTCTCTTCGATCTCAACTGCTACGCGAGTTGTGATCGCAAACTCGGTGGTGCTTGCAAAAATGTTTCGGTCGCGCTCCATTCGGATGTCTCGGCCAAGACCCAAGATCAGGTTTCGATACTCGGTCAAAAAGATTTGGCTTTCTGCCAAGTAACTGATCTTCACATCCGAAGGATCCGGGATCGCTCCGGCACCAACACGGGCAATTGTTCCAGCCGCATTGTTGAGAACATAGTCAACGCCATTCACAAACGGAGTGACTGGAGTCTTGGGGTTTTGGTTAACACTTTGGAGAACAACGAACTCGCTTCCAAGAACAATGTTCTTGCTCTTCAGACCCACAGCCGTCGCGCCCGACAAAGTCACATGCTCGGTCACAAGGGGAGTTTGTGGGAGCAGGGCGAGAGGCACTAACTCCACACCAAACGGCATGAGGTTGATTTCGCTTGTTGCGGCGCTATCACCCAAGCCTGTGGCGCGAGAGGCGAGGTTGTTTCGGAACAACTGCTCTGTGGTGTCTGAGCAGAAGAATTTGAGATTTCTTTTGTTGCGCTTAAATTTGCTCGGCATCTCCACAATCATGTCGGAAAAGACTTGATGGGAGATATTCGTACCGTCGTGGTCGACGATATGGGTTGAGCCTGCTCGCTTCAACCAACCATTTTGAAGTTGAAGGTAGGTGTCCACAATAACTTCCGTTGCGGATCCACCTTCAAGAAGGTCACTTTCCAAACGAACGGGGCCGAGTTTATCGCCTTGAATGTAAAGCTCTTCAAGGTCATTTGAGAGCTGAGTGGCCATGAGGCGCATGATCGTATCTTCGATATTTTCGCCTTCAAGGTTCTCGGTCACAAATTCATCGGAAAGCTCCCAAGGCACCATGATTTCTTCAGGTTGAAGGGTAACTTTGCTCGTTTTGATCTTGCGACGGATGCCGGGATCAATAGCCTCTTTCTTTGGAACGGCGACGCGCTTACCGACGCCGACTTTATCGATGTCGAGCTTGTCGTTTCTGAAACGCACAATTCGCGCTCGGTCCTTTAGGCCCGTCACGTCGACCACAAAGTCGATAAACCGATCCGCCTGGGCGTCGTTCAGGCGGCCAGCAGCGGCGATTTCTGCCGTAGTGATGACCGCCTTTTCTAACAGCTCTTTATTTGTCAGTTTCGTACTCATTTTATATCTCCCTTTTCAAATAGTGTTACAATGTATCACGTTACGAATTGGTTCTAGGCTTGTTTAAAAAAGCCTCGCGTCTTGAAATCTGCATCTTGATGTCATCAAGACCAATAATGTCGGAGAAGACCGACTTCTGACTCTTGTCTTTGCCATCGCCATTGTCGCCACCCTCCTCATCATCACTGAGCGCGGCTGATCCGCCCGCAGTGTTTTCGATTTCATTAAGCCGCTTTCCAATTGCTTCGATCTTGTTCGTTGACTCGTTCCTGACTGCTTCAACCGATGTTTCAAGGGATTGAACACGACTGACTAAGCCTTCAGCTGCTTTGCTTAAATCTTTCTTGCCCTCTTTCTTTCCACCCATGACGGATCGAATAAGAGTCGACAATTTTTCTGAAATCTCTCGAAGAACCGTGAGCCTTTCTGTCGAAATCTTGGCCCCCACTTTCGAGATTTCTGCTTTGAAGGTGGAAATGGATTGCATCATCTCTGTTTGCTCCGGTGTAGGATTCGCTTCACCCTCACCAGTGCCTCCATCACCCGTAAGCATTGCAACCTGCTCTAAAGCCATCAAATTCAGCTCTACAATTTGGTTTAAGGCCCTTGCCGCCTCGTCGTGTAGAGAGAGCGATTGCTCCAGCATGGTTTTTAGTTCAGAAAATTGTTTTCGGATTTTCTCAAGCTCCTCTTTCATATCGCCCCCTTCATGAGCTGATCCTTTTTCAAGTTCCTCTTTGAGATCATCGGGCAAGAGTTGATCAAGAGGATCTTCTGGATCAAATCCTGGGCTAATTCCAAGTTTCAATTCACGACGGATAATGCGTTCGTGAATAACAGCTTTGCTTTCTTCTTCTTTGTAACTGGAGGCGAGTTGTTTGAAGCGAACTTTTGAGTTTTTGGTTCGCTCAACAGTGTCGATGGGAAATTTTAGGTTTACCGGATCTGCATAGTCATCAAGACCAGCAGGGAAACCTGCGGGGAATGTGAGGGCTGCATCGTCTCGCATTTCAATATCAAACTTGTCGGAGCGACCTTCGAGACTTTTCTTCAGGTCGTCCTTACTCATGCTGTCGCTAGGGACAAGTGCTTTTTCTGATGTATCAAATTCCTGCGGGTAGGCCTTTTTGTACTCTTCAAAGCTGAATGCTCCCGCCAAGCATTGATCGAATACACCTTTATCCATACGATCAAAGGCGCAAGAGAAACAGACGCCACATTTAAGACCAATTTTCGGTTCGCTCCCGCCGTCGACCTTACAGAAATGACAAATGCCTTCTTCCGAGTGGTTCTTCTCAACCGACGACTTCCAACTGATGCCCTTCTCAATGACTTGTCCAAAAGACTCAGATGGCTTTTTTCCATCGAGAGACTTGATAATAATGAACTCTTCACCGATGGCGGGCTTATCGACTGGGCTAAATTCGTTGACGGTGAGGTTTACGATTCTTTTAACGCCCTTTTTGTCCTTAGCTTTTGACATATTATGCAGCCTCCCAACTGATGCGGTTAAAATCAGGGGTGATTTGCATAGACTTGTGAACACCCTTTTCGTCAATCAGGCGGGCTTCACCACCAATGCTAAACCCTCGGATTTTTCCGGCTTTGATTAAATTCCATACCTCATCATCGAAAACCTTAACGGTGACCATCCAGGTTCCTTCGATGACTTGTCTTTTACTGAGTTCAAAACTGACAGGAACAATGTAGCTCTCGACAACTGCGATTTTCTTACTGAAGTCGACGTGCATGAAACCCTGGTCGGCACGAGAGTTAAGGCCGATCTTTGCTAAGAACTCAGGGTCCTTTTGAAAAGTAAGTTTGGTCATGTAATTGTGAGCCGCATTTTCAATCTCTTCACGGCTGACAATTTCATTTTGAAGATCGATTGTTTCAGGAATCAGAAGCGGCCCCATAACAAGGCGCTTGTCTTCAACTTGTTTTAAGATCGGATAATCAAAACACTTTTCAACGAATTTCCTTTTCTCGGTAGTGGTTGAGAAGAGGGCCTTAATGCCCTCTAGCTTTCTGGCACACTCGGAGAGATCAAGCGATTGGATGACGTCTTGGGCAACTGATGTGGAGGTTGAAGAAGACGTGCTTTCAGATTCATTTACGGTCTTCGGTGTTTCAGTTAGGCGTTCTTCATTTGTAAGGAATCCGACTACTGCCTCAACACCCTCAGTAATGCGAATGCGTTGAAGGGTCGGTTCTTGAAAACGATCAGAGGAAAGGATTAAGAAAGTGAAGGCCCCGTCACGGTCTTCAATAGTCCGGCTTTGAAGGCTATGGTCCATCACAAACCGCTGGGCCGCGCCCACGTCAGTGAAGCGCTCCTTTGAAAGAATAAGGGCTTGAATTCTTAGCCCATCTGACAGGCGTGACAAACTCTTAAGAAGACAGCTTGTGACTGCCGCCTTTAAGACCTCATTGATTTCCGGTTGGTTGAGGCGTTTGATTGTGCCGAAATCGAGTTCAAGAGGTGGGGTCAGAGACTTTCTTATATTCAGATTGGAAAGACCCTTTGATTGCTTTGATGCCCGCTCAACTTCATCAATCAGCATTCCAGGCAGGATGGATACAAAACTCTGCTCACCAACTTTTAGAAGGTGCGTGTGAAGACCGGAAAGTGTGGAGGCTTCAGATTGGATTTCATGGGCATGGGGAGATGAGCTTTGGGTTCTAAGATCGATTGTTCCGCGCTCTGTTTTGATGAGCACTTTGTGTTCATGGATTGGATTTTCTTCGGGCGCAGTGAGATTTTTCTCAATATCTACGGAGTGAGAGTGTGAACCGTCCAGCTCCGTCATTAAGAGACGGTCATTTACAAAGAAGATGTGCTTGTGAATACCATCAAGCGCAGTCTTTTCCTTTGTATGAAGTCGGTGAAGATGTATCCCGCCTTCACCCATGATTTTAGTTTTCGTTGCTGTCATCTCTTTTTCCAACCGATATTGTGATACATTGTATCACGTTAGAATTGTAAACATAACTAAATTCGAAGTAGCAATCCAAATTGGGGGATCCTCCTGTTATGTCATGCCGTGCCAGAAACTCAGTTCTTAGCCAGGAATCAGTTCACTCCGACATCTAAAGTGGGCCGGAGGCACGATGGGCACACCATTTTCAGCGAGCATTTGGGATGCTTCATACGAACTAACGCGGTCCCCTCGACCAAGTCCGAACTCTGATAAGTCTTTTCGCCAAGGAAAGAGTTCTTTGACCGCGTCCGCTGATGTCTGTTCCAAAATTCGATTCTGCTGCGCCTTCACTAAATCAAGCGTGAAAACCCGCCCATTCATGGCAAGACATATTTCCGACGTGCGCTCATCTTCTACTGATGACCAAATAACCCTGGTTACTTCAGCCTCGTCCATCAAGTTGATCTGTCCAAAATTACGAGCGCGAGTGACTGTGGTCGCCGATAGTCCATCAAAGTATGCTGAAGCCGCCAATTGCCCTTGGCTCCGAATTGTTTCTGGAACGGATTGCTCAAAACCACCAAGTCGTCGGGACAATTGTTCCTTAAGAGCAATGCCAGCCTCCTTCTTGGGAAGGCCCCTATCGATGACATTGGTCCTTATCATTTCCGATATAAAGGTCTTATGATTATTGGAGTAGTGGTCGCTTACAGAAATGAGGTGCAGTTTTGAAAGCGCATCAACGATCAACTCGTCAGTGGAGCCGAAATCGGCCTTCAGAAGTTCTGATTTACTCATTCGCTTTTTTAGTTTGTGCTGATTTTGGAATCGTGTGCGGTTGAGTTTGTATATTTTCGCAACATCACTCTCCAGCCGTGATCTGATTTTTTCATCGATCTCTGAAAGTATTGTTTCCAATCGTCTCTCAATTTTTCGTTGATCTGCCTCTTTTAGAGTTTCGCGTTGTACTCCATTTACAAAGGAAACCACGCTTTCTATGGCGCGGCTCACGAGAAGATTCCATTCACGCATGACAAAGCGATTGAGCGCTTCTTCTACGCGGTTTATCTGCGCTCCGTCCTGATCGTCGGTCGCCTTTTCAATGATTTCTGACATGAGACCATAGAGTTTCTCCTTGGCCTCATAGTCCAGACTAACAGCATCCTTTAGACTCATGTGGTTTGGCTCCATAGCTTTCTCGCATAAGTTCGTTTCCTAGTGCATCCCGAACTTGGCTGAGTTTCTCGATGTACTTTTGAGGCTTTTCAAAAATCTGTTCCAATAGATCATCCGGTGACGAACTCGTAATTGAATCGTCCTCAACCGACTCAGTTCCTGGGCGCTTAGGCACCTGGCCTTGGCCATCGAAGGTTCCATTTTGATTGGCCGTGCCCGCGCTGTGCATGAGTTTGGCGAGAGTGAAACTAAATGGAACGTCGGGGTCAAACCCCTCCGGCAGATTGCTAAAGTCAGGAAGATCACGATTTAAAATATCTTCTAAGAGCATTCGGGCAATTCGTGGCGTCAGTGCCCCGGAACGCTCGGCCCCGGTGAGGATACGAACAAGGTCTTCATCATTTGTGACATTTGGACTATTCGATTTGAAAACCCAGAAACAAATGCCTTGTGCGAGTAGGATTTTATTGATTTCGCGGTCGATCTCTTCGCGCTCTGGATTGTAAACATACTTTTCTGTTAGGGCCTCTGAGACTTGTGCTGTTGCGCGGTCATAGTTTTCAGAAGCCCCGACCAGAATCGGTGCAATTCTAAAATTGCGTCTGAGTTTCTTGGCGTTGTTTTCATCGTAGCTTTGCCAGAGCATATCTTGGTGTTGAGCGCGGGTAAGCGGCACGATCTCAATCTTGCTGCTGTTCGGACTTGATAGACCATCGTGAGTAGATTCGCCCTCAAGAATAAGCCACTTGGAATAGTTGGAACTTCCTTTGATCTGCGTATCAACGAACTCTCGAATACGATCAACCGATCCTTGAGTAAGCATCCCACCGTTAGCGAGAATTGCGAACGAGGGGATATTGTTGTTCATGAGCGTAATGATGTTGGTTTCGTCGGCCTGTCGGGAGCCTTTAATAGAAATAATATTTCCCGTAAATCTAGGCATTCCGTAAGGAGTGGGACGTCTTGATTCAATCTTAAAGTGAAACAGCTCGTTAGCCCGAAACTGAGGCTCAAGACTTTCAGCGACCTCTCCCGTGCGTTTATCTATAAGACGGGGATCTCCGAATTGCTTAAAGAATACTTTTTTTGTGCCAATGATCTGCACAAATCTTCTGAATCTCTTTTGAAAGAATTTGGTTCCAAGCGAGAAATCGTTTTTGACATAGTTCAATCCGGTACGGGTGATAACACGGTCAGTTTTAGTAATCCTGATCGTTGCTGCATTTATTCTGTTGATGGCTGAATACTTCTTGGGTTCCGTTAAACTAGGAACCAGCTCCCAGTACGCATTTCCTGTTAGCTCCTTTTCCTGTGTCGATTCACGTCGGAGTCTAACGAATGATTCTTCTGCGTTAGGGTAACTAAAGAAGTGATCTAAAAACTCCTCTTCCTCATCAATTTGCTTTTTGAAGGATTTTTTCTGCTCTTCGCTCATCGGCCTCAGTGTGAAACGATGGCCAAATCCATCAATTCCAACGGCCATTGCGTCACAGGTCTGCCGCAATTCAGTTGAAAACTCAGCAAGCACGGATAGCTCGCCAAGAGATAGTGGCGGGTCGATCACTTTATCCCTGATCCCAAGACTATCAATGTCGGCATCAACCAGAGCTTGGCTATTTGACTTCTTAATGTCCAACGGATTGACGCTGATGACAGTGGCCTTAAGGATATGTCGATTGCCTTTTTCGTCTTCGACTTCAACTCGCTTTGAGATTTTTTTTGTCGGCTTAATCTTGTCGGGGCTTCCTAGTATTTTTGTCATTTATAATAGTCCTGGTTCTGACGGGCGTTGTTTTTTCAGTCCTGCAAAGGCCACTGTGATCGCCAAATCCAAGGCATCAAAAAGGTCTTTGTACCGTCCGTCGGGAAACTTAAGTAAATGTTCAATGAGGTCTTGCATTTCTTCTTTCACATGCACTTGGCGACGCTCGAAAAAGGCCGAGAGTTTCCACGCTCTCGATACTTTGTCTTTTTCTGTGTAAACTGGAATGGCTCGTATAGATTTAAATTCGTCATCTTGGGCAAGATCCTGAATGAAGGCGCGTTGATAACCATTGGCCTCAATGCCTACGCGAATCGGATCAAATCTGAAAAACTCCTCGGCAACGATCTGCTTTCTTTGGCCGAAGGTTGCGACAATATTGTGGTAGCTCAGGATGTAGATTTTCTTCGTCTCCATGTGAACGCCAATAGTCGCGTGTGCAAATCGATCCGCGTTCTTCGCTTGCTTCGAAGCAAGATCAACCCCCTGGTAAATCTTGAGTTCGTTGAGATCGACAGTTTTGTAATATCTGAACCACTCAAGTTTAAATATTTTCCCTTTCATCGCAGCGACGTCATTTTGATATTGGGTGTTGAAAATGATGGTCCCTAGAACCTTCCGTTTCTTCAGGAGAAACTTCACGCTACACTTCTCTGGCCAAAGCGAGAGGTATCTCTCAGATTCTGGCGCTCTACTGTCCATGTTCGGCTTTTCAATGAGTGCAGGAATTGAAATGTAGTGCTGTCTAGTGACCTTGCCCTTGTGATCTTTCTGACAAAGCACATTTTCCATCAAGTATCCGTATAGATCGTCGGGATTGTATCGAGTGCCAATAACTGACATCTCGCCGTGTGGTTCTAAACAAGGATCAAGGACCTTAAAGAACCAAGTGTGAATTTTTTCCCTTTGCGTTTCTGTGATGCTGTTGGATTCATCAATTAAGTCGTCAGCGATGATTACGTCATAGTGCTTTGAGGCAATGGCTCCGCCGATACCAATAGTCTCAATGGTATCTTCTTTGAAATCTGCAGTGCGGGCTCTTACCCGAATGCTGCCGTCATTCCAAGGTGATCCCTGTTGAACGCCGAAGACCTCAACCATTTTTGGTCGAAGAAGCTTTTGTTTGATTTCTGATAAAAAGCTGACAGCATTCGTGTCAGTTTTGGAAGCGATAAGAATCCTAATGTTCGGGTTCTGTAGGATCTTTAGAATACACCGAGCAATATTCAGACAGGTGCTTTTGCCGAAGCCACGAGGGGCGAGCGTTAAGTTCCAGAGTTGTCTTTTGTCGAGAGTGTTTGCGATAACGAAGGAGTTATTTTGAACAGCATCGAACATGACCTCGTGAAAGTCTTTGATCTCGTAACCGAGCACTTCGGTCATAAGAAGATCAATTCGGCTTTCATTAAGTATGAGGTCCCTTAAAAATTCATTTTCAGTGGCCTTCTGCATTCTGAATTCAGTTACAGCTTCCTGGTGTTCTCTGAATCCTTGGAGTGCCGATGTGACTAGAGCCTTACTTGAAGTCACCATTACTTAGGATCCCTTGCCGACAAATTTAGACTTCTTTTCTTCGGGGAGGATTATGACGTTGTCAGGGAGCTTTGCTCTCGTAGAGGGATCCATGTATTGGGCAATTTCTGACCGAATGGTGATTCGCCGAGATGCAATTTCCTTGAGCCTTAAAACTTCGCGTTGAATCTCAGATCGCACTTCTTCAGCAGTCATAGTGCTGAACGTGAGTTCACTGGTAAGCTTCAATTCTGAAGATGCTTTGGGAATCATGCCGAAGTCTTGAGCCATTTTGATGACAGAGTCGTAGGCTTCCTTTTTCTTCCAGATGGCAGTCACCATCGTTTGGAGATTGCCCTGTTCTTTCGCAAGGCCGATGAGCGATTGAAGCTCTCTGATAACGTAGGTGATTTTAACCAAGTAATCCGAATAGTAAGAAAACGGATCGAGTTTCTGGAGAAGAGCTTTGTCGGAATCAAGAAGGTATCTTTTTACTTTGGCGAGTGTCGTCGGTTTAATATCAAGCTTGCGGGCAATTTCTTCATCCGTGTAGTTCGCGCCAATCAGTTTTTTCACGTCAGAGACGAGGTTGCGCTTCTTCTTATTAAGGGTTTCCGTTTTCTTGTTTTTCATTTCCCATCCCTTTAACGTGATACATTGTATCACCAAAAGAAATGAGATTAAAGAACTTATCGGTCCAGCGATTCTCTCCCAGAACTATTTTGCGACGAATCTTGCGCCCTTACACCGTGGGCATGGTTTTCTACCCTCTAGTTCAATAGAGAGGACTTCCCTGACAAGATCGGAAAAGGGAGGATCCTTGCGCTCATGTGCGTCTTCCAAATCCTCAATTCCCCGAAATCTTACGTTGGTTGTAATAACAGGGAGCGTCTTTTTGGTTTGATACCCTTTGCCATTACACTTTGGACAAATCGAAAACTTTGAAAAGAAATTCTCTAGAGCTTTGATATAAAGCTCGTTGCGCTTTGATGTTTCCTGAGAAGGATTGGGAAGCTTCCTTATTGATACCCACCCAAAATCTGCCATATTTGATCATTCCTTCGTTTCCATAAAACTTACTACAGTGTAGCGAGGGCTCACAAGAAGTTTACCGTATTCGCTTTGCCTTTTCGTTAGTGTATTTTTCCCATCTCGCTACCACCACGTCGCAGTATTTCGGATCAAGTTCCATAGTAAAGCATTTTCTCTTGGTTTTCTCGCAAGCAATAAGTGTCGACCCAGACCCACCGAAGAAATCAATCACAAGGTCTTCCTTTTTTGAAGAGTTTGAAAGCGCATGTTGAATCATCTCGACAGGTTTCATTGTCGGATGCTCCAAGCTTCTCATGGGCCTTTCAAACTGCCATAGCGTTGATTGCTTTCGATTTCCAAACCATCGATGAGCAGCTCCGGGTGCCCAACCGTAAAGAATAGGTTCATGTTGCCAGTGATAATCTTGCCGACCCATCACAAACTGCTGCTTTGCCCAGATAAGGCATTGCTTGAGTAACCATCCTGCCTCTAAGAGAGTTGACCGAAAGGCGAGGCCATTCGAATCAGCGTGGCAAACGTAGATAGCCGATCCAGGTTTGCATACAGCGAAGTAATTATTGAAAACTTTCTGCAGGAAATCTTTGAATTCTGAGTCTCCCATTTTGTCATTTTTGATTTTAAGAGCGTCTTCAGTTTTTCCTTCATAATCCACGTTGTAAGGTGGATCGGTAAAAACCATGTCGGCTTTTTCGCCATTCATGAGGGTTTGAATGTGCTTCATATTGGTTGCATCCCCACAGATGAGCCGATGTTTTCCCAATATATAGAGGTCACCCAACTTAGTCTTTGGAACAACGGGAAGCTTTGGAGCCTCGTCCTCTTCTCCCTTACTGAGAGCATCAAATGGTTCGATTTCAAAACCAGGAATGCCAAGCAGGTCCACATCAAAGTCAGGACCGAACTGCACAAAGTCTGCATTGACCATCGCCATATCAACTTCGGAGAGTTCAGCGATCTTGTTGTCAGCGACCATGTCGGCGTATTCCATTGCTTCAGATTCGTACTCTTGAAAGTCGACAGGGTATGCCTTCCAACCATTAAGTCTCGCGGCCTCAAGTCGACCGTGGCCGATAGTGATAAGACCCGACCGCAGTGAAACCACAATTGGTCGTCTTATTCCCTGAGCCCGCATTATGTGCGCGAGGAGCTTGATCTGATCCTTTGGATGCTTGTTGGGGTTACGCGGATGAGGCTTCAGCTCGTCAACGGAGATGAGCTTATCAAAAGCACAGTGAATCGTCGGTGAATCTTCCGACGGCGCTTCAGGAACTTTTTTAGTTTCAATATTTCGTTTTATCAGTTGTAATCTCATAACGTGTTACATTGTATCACGTTACAAATTGCAAAAGATAGTGGAATTGGAATGGGCGAGATTGCGCGTAAGCTAAATAGCCTTTTTGCTCCACATACCTTTCATCTGAGAGCGCAGCTTCTGTGCCCCTTCAACAAAGTCCAAGTACACCATTGTATTTTTGATTTCTTTCTGACCGAGCATGTATTGAACTGCCTTCAAGTCCCGACAGTTGGAAAAGAGTTTGAGTGCCCCCGTGTGCCGCATAGAGTGGGCACCTTTCGAAGCGTTGGGCCTATATTGATCCCAGATACGGCGAAAATGGCGTGTTGAAATTGGGAAGATCCGCGCTTCTGGGGTTAGGTCTTTGCAGTACTCTTTCAACTCTCGAATCAGATCGATTGGCAAAGGGAGGGTTCGACTATTTGACCCCTTGGCTCCCCAAAGAGTAGCCGTATCTTTGCCGAGATCCATTGGTCTTAGTCTTAGGATTTCACAACTTCGTCCACTGGTTCTTAGTGTTAGCCTCAAAAGCAAAGAGTCACGGTATTCGGTCTTAGTTTTAGGCTGGCTTTTAGTTTGTTCCAGTAAAACTAGAAGCGCCCGTAGTTCGTCTTCGTCTAAAAATTTAGCCGCCGTCAGTGCCATTTGAAGCCTCCTTACTTTGAGTGTCGTTGTCCCCAATTCCCTTTAGAATCTTCATTACCGTTGTTGGGTGCCATTTGGAGCCTTTATTTTTGGTTGGAATCTTCATTGAGTTGAAAACATCGGCAATCTTCCAATAGCTAAACCCTTGAGCCCTAAGACTCTTCATTTTCTCAATATTGAGAAGTTCATTATTATTTTGGATTTCGCGCCCCTTAGTTCGCCGCTTGCCGTAGGCCAATTGGCCTTTTTTATAGTGTTCCAAGGGGGTCTCGCGTACTTCGATGCCATGATGTGCTAGGTATTTGAGAATGGTGGAATGGGAGCAGCCGAGGTCCTCCGCAATTTGATGGGCCGCCTTCTCGTTTTTTACATATTCTTGCCAAAGGAAGTCTTTGTCGCTATACCAGGGAAACAGGCTAACTGCCGGAGATATTTGAAGAAATGGCCCTGCGGCGCTTTTCTGGATACTCCCAGAGGTGGGGAGCCATTTTTGACAGTAGGCGAACCAATCGCCCCCACCAATACCATTGAAGTAACCACAGATCAGCTCACATTTTTTCGCCATTTCGACAAGGACTACCTGCATGAACAGTATGTTGTTCTAGGTAAGTCGATGAACCAAATTGCCCGAGAAAGGGACTGTGCTCGGTCCACAGTGGGGGCAGCGCTGGCCAATCACGGATTCGAGATCAAGGCGCGTAAGGAGCTTCGATGTAGCAAGGGGCAGCTGCCTTTCGGGTTCAGAGTTGTGCATGGCAACCTTGTGCCGCATCGAGGCGAAAAAGAGATTCTCAACCAAATGATCCACTTACGAAAAACAGGTGCTTCTTATGGGGTGGTGGCCGATTGGCTGAACTCATCCAAAATTCCCACAAAAAACAAATCAAAGAAGTGGGATCGACCAACGGTGTTCAAGATCCTTGGCCGCCATGCCGCCACTAACTCTGTGGGCCCTCAGCAGTAG